GAGTCGCGGTCTCCGACGGAGACGAAGGGCTGGAGCTTGGCGAAGTTCTTCTCGCCGATGCCCGAGACGTTCACAAGCGCGTCAGTTGTGAATAATCAGGTACTTACAAAGATCTACTGATCCTGGCTACTACCGGCCACGCCGACCTCAACGGAGGAGGCTTGGAATGCCGGTTCTTGCTCGTGCCCTTGTCGCGCTTCTGGCGGCCCTTCTGCTCGCCGCGTGTGGATCCGGGCCTGTCGCACACTCTGCAGTTCCTGATCTCGTCCCCACGGCGGCGCCATCGCCGCGCGGGCCCATCGTGGTGAACATCGTGGCCGACTTCACCTCAGACAACGCAGACCTGCGCTCCGCACTCGCGGCGATCGAGGGCAGGTTCCCGGCGCTGATTCGCTTCGTGCGCGACGGGTCAGGCACAAGAGCAATCCGTTTCCGCCTGGACCCTGCGGCCATGTTCGTTGCCGAAGGTTCCTCGTCCATCAGTGGCGCGTGGGCGCAGCTCGCCGCGTGCACGTGTACGGCGGAGGGCGAGATCGCCTACGGCTCGATCCGCGAGGCGTCCGATCGGCGGATCATCCTGCACGAGATCGGTCACCTATTCGGGCTGATCCATCGTGGCGATGGGCGTGGCCTGCTGGGTGATCGAACGTTCGCGCGCTGGCCGAACGACGTCGCCGGCGCCGACGGCCGCGGCAATGCCGTTCAGGAGTGGGAGGAGTACTCAGACAACGAATGGGCGCTCATCCGCGCGGCGCTCGAGGCCGACGCTGACGCGGCTGGCCGTTGAAGCGTTTCTGGGCCGTTTCTCTCGTCATATCCGCGGCTGTAGGCTACGCCGTTTGGCTATGGACGACCGCGGTGATCACGATTCCCCTAGGAGGTGTGCTTACGCTCGCGCCGCCGCGGGGTATAGTCGCTGCTGATGGACGACCTGCTGAAGTTGCTACGCCGCGCCCTCGTCCCGCGGCGGGAACACTCGCTGACGCGAGCGGTCGATAACCAGCCCGCGTACTGCCGCTGGTGCGCCGTGCGGCTCGATTCCGGTGAGCCGCACGGCAACGTGTCCGGCACGCCCGAGCCCTGCCCCTGGCCGGACATTGAGCGTGCAGTCTCCTCACCAACTCCACGTTCCAATTGAAACCGTCGAACTGCCGTTGTTGATCGCGTAGGCATACTGATACGCGCTCACCGGTATCGGGCCGGCCTCGACGATCGTGTTGTTGGCCGCGTTCACCTTCGTGGACCCCGCGACGCGTGGTAGCGAACTGTTCGTGACCGCAACACCAATGATGCCCGGCATCGGGCTGAGCGTGACGCTTGTCGCGGAGCCTGTGTCGACCGTCGGCCACAGCATCGTCGGCCGCGGCGGCAAGCGCGACGACAGGTCCTGGATCGTGAGATTGGAGATCGAAGTAGCGGTGAAGATCGGAAGGTTGGTCAGTTGCGTGACCAACCTGTCGCGGGCTTCGAACTGCAGGAAGTCGGAAGCGAAATTGTTGAACACGTGCCCGATGAGGCAGCGCTCGTCATAGCCGGACGGCATCGTGACGGCCGTGTCGTTGCGCGTCACGTAGACCTTGAAGGAAGCGTCCGCGGCGTCGGCCTGCCAGGTGGTCTCCTTGAATGAGCCGGCTCCGTTCGCGTAGCCAGGGGCGCTCGTGTCGGTACGCCAGCCGATGTAGTTCGCATCGCTTTGCGTCCACGTGCCTGTCAATACGAGGTGGTACGTGGTCGCGGCCGTCAGCGTGGCTGGGCTGACCCGGAATTCAAATCGTATGAAGTGCGACGTGGTCGATATTACCGACGCATCGATGTTGTCGGATGTGGCCAGTACCGTGCCGCTGGGGACACCAGCTGCGTTCGAATGGATCTCGGCCCGGATATTCCCCGTGACCGTTCCCACCCGGATGATCTCGACGTCGACGATCTCGACCAGGCCCGTGGTGGTGACCTGGAATCCCTGCCCATATGCCTCGCGGCTATTTGTCGAACGACGTATCGGAGATGTCGTATCGTCAGAGTCGTGGTTCTGGTCGAGGAAGTAGTCCTTCGCGCGATGCAACAGCATGTTGCGGGTACCGTCGCTGCTTTTGGCGATCGCGTAGACCTCGTAGTGCGTGGAGGCCTGTTCAGTGCCGGTGTCCAAGCCGCCCGCGCCGCCGAGGGTGATATCCGCGACGTTGTTTGCCCAGTTGGTATAGCTGCGGCCACTGGGGACCATGACGATCTGGTCCGCGGACCGAAGAAGCACCTTTGTCGTGCCGCTGCTCGGATCCGTCGAAAGCCGCAAGCCTCGGAAGGATCCCTGCGCGGCATTGAGGTTGTTGTAGAGGTATGCGGTGTTGTTGACCACGAAGGTGTTCAGCCAGTCGTGGTCGATCATTTGGTTGAACACAACCGGGCAAGTCGGCCCGCTGCAGGGCGTCCACGCCTGCGCTGACGCAATCGACGGCGCAAGGACTGACAGCAACGACAACAGCAATACGGCGATCGTCTTTTTCCTCAAGGTCTCCCCTCCTCGTACAAGCCCAACTGGCGCGCGATTCGGGCGCACCTCCGTGCGCACCTTGCCGCGCGCTCCTCGTCACCGATGTAAATGAAGATTGCGACCGCGTCGGCGCCGAGCTCCAGGCAGAGTTGCAGCATCAGCTCGAGGGCCGGCCCGTTGTCAGCATTCATGGTGGGTCGGCGCATCTATGGCCCCGCCACCGTGCCCACGCCCGCCTCGGTCGCCCCCGCTACGCCGGCGTGCCAGTACTGCTGCGAGTCCGCCGGCGCGAGGCCCCAGTTCATGGTCAAGATCGGGCCCGGCAGGATCTGACCGGAGATGCTTTGGATGTGCCAGCCCTTCGGTTTGCCGTCGGCAGTGAACGCCGAAAGGCCCGTCATCTCCTCACGCAGGCCGATGCGGTCTCCGATCTCACGGTCGAGCGCATTGTTCATGTGCTCTTCGCTCAGGTTGGCCAGGAAGCTCACAGACTCCGCGCGATCGGTCTGGCCGCCGTGCAGGTAGAGCAGGTACTTCGCTGTGTTGAGGCCGCGGTTGATGTCCGGCTGGTAGGACTGGTCGATGGTGACCAGCTTCTCGCCGATGCTCGCGATGGACGCCGCGTCCTCAACGAACGATGTAACTGGGTCGTATTTGAAAACCGGCCGTCCGCGGATCCGCAGACGCGTGAGGTACACGCCGTCAGGGCCGTTGTTGGTGACCGCGAAGTCGGTGGCATTGCCGCCCTTGCCGTTGGGCAACGCGACCGAGATGTTGGCCGTGCGATCGAGCTCCTCGACCGCCGCCGCGTAGAGCAGGTGGACCTCGACCTCGACGAGCTTCGGCAGCGCCGTATGGTCCCCGCCCCAGTTCCAGTGGCGAACGAATTCCAGCGCGTTCGCGCCGCCGACGTTCCAGACGCCGCCGCCCGGCGGAAGCACGAAGTCGCGTTGGAAGGTATGGATGCCCGACGCGTAGCCATCACACGCGGCCGCGACCAAGTCGATTCCATTGAGCCGGAGGCCCGGATACAGAACGAAGAATCCGCCGAAGCCAGAGCCGTCGATGTTGCCCGGCCCTGGGCTGTGGAGGACGCGCACGTCGACGCGTACCCCGGCGACCGCAGCGTTGCTCGCCGCGGCGATGTCGCTGAGGGTCCACGAGTGCTTGACCATTGCGCCGGTCGGTTGCTCACCCGTCGCGTCGCTGCCATCGGCGAGATCGGCAGCGCTTCCGTTGGAACCGCCCGTGTAGAACCCCTGCCCGTCCGGACGGAGCGTCGCGGGTGTGTCAGGCACGCCGCTGGCCAGCGCCTGCTGAATGCTCGCGATGTAGTCCTGTCCGGCCACCAGGTCCTGGACGTCGACGGCGCCGATCCGCTCGGCCGGATTCTCCGGGTCAATGTACTCCCCACGAAACGGCAGCGTCTGGCCCGCCCCGATGAACGGCCGATCCTCGAGCGACCACAGAACGACGAAGTCTTCGGAGACGCGCCGCGGGTGCGTTGTCACCTCGATGCGGTTGACCATGTTCCGCCGCGATCGGGTGACGGAGACGTCGCTCATGGTGCCGTCGAGCACGAACAGGTTGTGGGTCGAAGCGAGACGGCCGTTGTGGTTCTGGTAGCGGAGCGCACCATCCTTCGTGACGAAGATGTAGTCGCGGCCCGAGCGACCGAGCTTGCCGAATTCGGTCAGCGCCGTCGTCTTCCCGTCGCGCACGTCGTCGAAGGCGATCGGGTACTTGTCGAGGCCGATATCCATGACGGTGCCGCCGGGCGGCTGGATCGGCATCACGCTGAGTAGCGCCGCGATGATGTCCGGCGCGTACACGTTGTCGAGCGTAGGAAGCCCCTTCAGCTTGTGCTCGGCCGCCTCCTCCATCCAGTCCTTCGCCTTGACGAACACGCGGCGCGCGCCAAGGATCCCGTGCTCCGGTGTGATCTCATCGGCGCGGCCAATCCACTGCGTTCGCCAGCGGCCCTGGAAAGCGATATCGAGGCGGAGGGGCGTGCCGACGTCCCAGCCCATGGCGTGCTGCGGGTGGCCAGGCGACCAGAAGCCGCGGATCCCGACGCTGTTGACCTCGGAGTTGTTGAGCGTGAACGTCAGCGTCCCGCTGCGCGCGGTGAAGGCATCCGGACCGCCGCCGTCGATGCCCCTATCCCAGGTGACGCCCTCGGCGTCGAGGACGTCCCGCGACACGCTCTCCCATCCGGCGCCGCGGTTGGCGTAGATCCGCCACTGGATGTCCTGCCATGCGACGGGTATCGGTGAAGCCTTCAGGACCGTCATGGCTCACCGCTGCATCAACTGCACACTGTCGCGGATGGCGTCACCCACCCGCGCTGAATTCGCGGCAAGGTCTCGCCGGAGTCCGCGGATCTCGTCGAGGAGCGCGCCGTCCATTCCGCCGGCGCTCGCCGGGGCGGTGCGCGCGCCCATGGCGTACGACGACGACAGCATCGAGTCGAGTTGGTCCGCGGTGAATACGCCCTCGAGCCCGTGGAGGATCGCCAGCGTGCCCGCACCAAAGTTGCGGATTCCGCCGCTGCCGCCCGCGAAGCCCTCCGGGTTCTCGCTCTCGTCTGATCCGCCGCCGCCTGGTGGGGGGTTGCCTGAGTTCGTGTACGTCGTGTTGACACGGATCCCGACCTGGCGGCCGTCCAGTTCGGTGAGTTGCTTCCCTACGCCGACCAGGCCGCGGACCAGGGCTTCCACCGCATCGGCGACGCGGTCCATGGAGCCGGCCATCTTGTCGCCGGCCGACTGCATTTCCGGCCCGATCGTGCCGCCCTTGAGGCCGAGGTCGATGAGGCCCTGCGTCGACGCGTCGACCGCGAAGCCGTGCTTCTGCTGAAGCTCCCAGATCGTCTGCAGCTGCGGCTGGAGCACGGAGAGGGCGGCCGGGCCCTCGACGCCCTCGCGGGCCAGCGCTTCGATGTTCGCGCCGACCTGGGCGGTGATGCCGGCGAAGATCTCCGCCGTCAGGCCGCCCGTGTTGTTGAGGTTGGCCAGGACGCCGACGAAGCCGGACGTGCTCTCGACCAGTGGCCCCGTGATGGCGCCGCTGATGATCGTGAGCTTGTGCTCGATCGCGTCGAAGGCGGCGCCGCCCTCTAGCCCGGCGGCGGTCAATTCCTCGCGGAAGGATCGGATCGCGGGCGCCAGGGCCTCGAGCGCCTCGCGCTGCGACATCGTCTTCTGCAGGTCGAGGAAGTTCTGACCGATCGCCGCACCGATGCCGGTCGCCGCGCCCTGGCTGACCAGGCCGCCCTGGCCCTTTTCGCGGGCGGCGGTCAGCCCGGCCAAGCCGCCAGCGAGGTTCCCCGCCGCGGCCTTGGTCTGCTCGGCCATCAGGGTCTTGATGGCCTCGGATGCGATGCCGCTGCTGCGCGCGACCTCGATGAGGGCCTGCGCGTTGTCCGTGAGCAGACCCGTCGTGGTGTTGATCGCGTTCGGAATCAGTTCGTTGAATGCGGCGTCGAACGAGGTGGCCATCTCGTCCGCCGACATCGAATTCCGCTGCATGCCGTCGTTGAGCCGATCCAGCAGCACGTCCGTGTTCTCGAAGCCGGTGTTCGAACCCTTGCCGGTCTTTCCTCCAAACAGGTTCCCGGCGAGCGCCGGCAGGCTGAAGACGCTGGCGATATCGCCCACCGTGCCGCCGCGCGAGCCGATGTCGAACATCCCCGCCGCCGCGCCCAGGAAGTCGCCGCTGGCCAGCGACGTCCCGACGCTGGAAAGGATGCCGGCGGTCGAATCCGCCTTGATGCCGAACATCTGGAGCGCCTGCGAAGCGAACCGCGCGGCCTCGGGGAGCTTGGACCCAATCGCATCGAATGCGTCCCACACGCCCGCCATCGCCGCGCCGCCGATGCTGGGGCCGCCGATCAGCTGGCGGCTGGGATCCATATCGATAACGTTCCCTTCCTCGTCGTACGTCTCGCCGAGAATCCGCGCGCGGCCGCTGATCATGCTGCCCGTGCGCGAATACCCGGCGTTCGCAGCGAGGCGCGCCCGGTCGCTCAGGACTCCGAGTGCCTCGGCTGCCTTGTCCGCCTTCGTCTCCAGCGCGCCGATCGCCCTGATGCCGAGCTCGAGCCGGGCCTTGTCGCCGGCCGGCCCGTCCTCGAGAAGCGCGGACTGCTGGGCCTGGTGCCGCGCCATCGCCGCCGCGTTGATCTCGCCAGCGAAGAACTGTCCCTGTAGCTCGACCGAGGACGCGTAGGGGTTGTTGGGGTTGATCGGCCCCATGTTGTACGCGCGCTCGCGCTGCTCGAAGGCCTTCTTTTCCGCGGCCTCGCGCTCACGTGTTGCGCGCTCCACGGCGCGGCGCAACTTCTCCTCTGCGGCCGCGCGCTCGTCGGCTTCCGCCTTGATCTTCCGCGCGGCCTCCTCTTCCTGCTCGCGAATTTGGTTGTCGCGCAGCCGCTTGAAGCCGGCATTGAGATCGCCGTGGCCGAGGTACTGGATTACCGCGCGCTTCGCTTCGTTGTCCTGCCGGGCCTTGGCTTCCTTGTAGTCCTGGATCCCCTCGGCGCCGTACTGGAGCGCACCGGTGATGCCGGTGGGGTCCATCGCCGCCAGCATCTTGAGGCCGGCAGGTAGGTCCGGGAACGACTTCAGGCTATCCGCGAGGTCGCGGACCATGTCGCCGATGAGCTTGATCGCGTCGCCCGCGTGGGTCCCGGTGGCGATCGCGCCGCCGATCTGAACCCAGAGCTTGTCCCACTCGACGCCGACGACGTTCAGCTGGTTGCGGAGCTCGTCCAGTTCCGCCACCTGCTCCGCGCTCATCACGTTGGCGTCCTGCATCGCGCCGAGGCCGCCGGCGATCAGCGGCGCGAGCTCCGCCCACGACTTGCCCAGCAACTGGACGGCCAGTGTGTTTCGCTCGGCCGGGTCCTGGATCATCTGCAGGCGCTCGGCGACCTTTTCCAACTGCTGCTCTGGCGCTAGCGCCTTGAGTTCGGCCATCGAGAGGCCGAGCCGGTCGAACTTCTGCGGGCTCTCCTCCATCGCCCGCTGCATCTTGATCACCGCGCCGGTGACCTTTTCGAGAGGTACGCCCGACGCGATCGCGGCGTGCTCGAGGCGCTGGACGGCCTCGGTCGTCATGCCGGTCGCGGTGGCGGTGTCGGTGATCTTGTCCGCCCAGTTGGCCGCGTTGACGACCAGGTCGCCCATCGCCTTGCCGACGCCGATGGCGCCGGCGCCGGCGATGACAAGCCCGCCGATGCCGACGGCCGCCGCCAAGCCGGCCGGGCCCAGCGCCTGCATCACGGTGCCGAGCATGCCCAGCTGCCCCGTCGCGTCCTGGATGGCTGCGGTCTTGAGCTTGTCCGTCGCCGCGCCCAGGCCTTCGACGCTCTTCGTGAGGCCCTGCAGGGATGCCGGCACGGCCCCGCCCTGCGCCTTCAGCGCCTCGATCCGCTTTCCGAGGTTGGCGATCTGGACCTCGGTGAGCTTGCTCGTCCCGCCCACCTTCTCCAACGCCACCGCCAGCTGGTTCAGCTGGTTCGACGGGCGGACGCCGGTGAGTTCCTTCACCAGCCTGTTGACGGAGCGCTCCGCGGCCGTGGACGACTTGTCGATCTTCGACTCGAGGAACTTGCCCAGATCCTCGATCGAGACCTTGCCCTCGGCGACGGCCTTCTGGAGGCCCTTGATGTCGCCGCCGATCTCGAGCTTGAAGCCGCCGATGGGAATCGAGGATCCCACGGCCTACCTACCGATCCTGGCGCGCGCGATGCTCGCGTAGCGCTGCATCAGCCTCTCACCGCCCTGCGCGGCGATCGCGGGGCGAAACCACGGAAAGGCCCGCCGCACAGACGAACCGAATTCGAGCTTGCGCCCCTCCTCGAGGATCCGGCCGATCCAGGCACGACTGGACGAACCCAGGACCTCGGGCCCGGGGATACCTACGAACACCCTGAAGGTGCCTGGCGCCGCCTCTTCGTCCGCCCACACGGTGATCTGGTCATGCGTGCGGCCGGTCTTCTTCCGGATGTTCTGGCGCGCGGCTTCGGCAATCGGTTCCGCCGCCTGGATCACGTCGCGCGTCAACGCCTGCTGGTCCTCAAAGGCCCTCAGCAGGGAGTCCAGCGCGGCGGTGGCGGTGTTGCCAGACACCTTCGCGGTAACGGTGATCACGAGGCGCGCTCCGGCTCCGGATACTGCGCGGCCCACCGCTCCCACATGGCGGCTTCCTCAGCGTGGGTCAATGGAACCGTGTGCAGCGTGCGCCGCGGCGGAAGCACCGTCGCCAACTGCGGCATTCCGCTCTTGCTGAAGTTGGCTCCGGCGAGGGCGGCCACGTGCCATGCGTGCCAGAGATCCGAGCGGCTCTTTTCGTCCATGCGCCACTTGAACGCCTGGATGAACATGAGCGTCTCCGTGATCGTGGCGTCCCAGAACTCCGCGAGCGTCATGCCCGCGCGGAGGGCGGATCTCAGGTAGTGGCCGCAGATTCCTTCGGGGTCGTCGCCGCCTTGGCCAGAAACGCGGCCATGAGAGCGGCTTGCGCTTTTGGGTCGGGCTCGTCGTCGGCGAAGACCTTGGGCCGCGAGAACTGGAGGCAGCGCTCGAGGCCATCCCGGAGCGACGGCTGGCCCTCCTCCGGCTTGAAGTCCATCAGGTCGCCGACCTCTTGCAGCGTGAGCTCCGCGTGGTGGCGCGAGAGCGCGATCTTGTAGAACTGCGCCAGCGCCTTCTCGCTCCTGTTGATGTGGTCCATGATGGCGGGCACGCCCTTGACGGGCTTGAACTGTTCCTCCGCAGCCCACCACTCCTTGTTCCCGACGCGCATCTTCCAGGTCTTGCCGTTGAGGGTGATGGGCACGACTCCGAAGGCATCCGCGACCTCAGCGCCGTGAAAGTCTCGCGGCTGGCGAAGGCCTCGCAGCGCGGCCATGCCCTCGTCGTCGAGGTGGAAAGGGTTCCCGTCGATCAGGATGGTGATCTCGGGCATGGACTACAGGCTCGCGTTCCGGTCGATCGGGCCGCTGACCTTGTACATGAACTCGAGGACCTGCTGGCCGTCGATGTTCGACGGGTCCATGGCCGCGCGCTGCGGCGTGACGGTGAAACCGAGATACTTCGGCGGGTCGCTCGGGACGTACACGCGCACGTCGAAGTTCGTCCGCGCGTCGGTGTAGTCGCGGATCGCCTTCTGCCCCGGGTCCTGCTCGATGTAGTTGAACTTCACCGTCGGGTTATCGCCGTCGGGACGGCCGCCGATGTACACCTCGGCGCCGGCGTCGGAGTACGTCACCTTCGACAGTGGGTTGGTGGATCCCACCGGCGGCGGCGAGATGCACTCCTTCGCCTGGATGAACGTGCCCGGGACGGCGGGATCGGCGACGTAGAACTTCGTCCCGAGCGTGTGCTTCGCGAGAGTGACCGGAGTGGCCATGACTCTTTACCTCCTGCTCAGGACAGCGACTAGCTGCCGATGATGACGACTTCGAGATTGACGGTGTCGCCGGCGGACGCGTTCGTGAGCGTGAGCTCGTCGCCGGTGGCCGCGGTGATCGCCACGCCCGTCGCGTCCGGGGCGACGAACAGGAAGATCCCGCCGGGACGGATCGGGATGACGATGGCGTCGTCCACCCAGCCCCCCAGGAGCTTCGACTTCACGAAGTCCCCGAGCAGGTTCACGTTCTCGTCCTGCGTGCCGGCAGCGGGCGCATCCGTGCGGCGGATGCAGATCGCGACGATGCGCGAGAAGCCGGCCACGACGCCGCCGGAGACGCCGGACGGGTCGGCGAGCGTGCCCGCGTCGAGGTCGTACGTGATGGTCCCGGCGCCCGCGAGCTGGACCTTGTCGACGAACACCTTGTTCGCCTGGCCCGAGCCGGTCCCGTCGAGCAGGGACTTCAGCCAGCTGGCGGAATGCGCGTACGCATCCGTGCCGAAGTCGGGCGTGGCCGTGCGACGAATGTCGAGGCCGACGTTGATGCTTGCCTGGAGCGCCATGAGTCCTCCTATGCCGCCGCCCTCGCGGCGTGAACCTTGAAGTCCAGCGAGCGCCGATACAGCCTTGTGTCGGCCTCGTAGGTCGGCGCGCCGCCTGCTGGCGTCTCGCGCACGGCCTGAATCTCCACGCCGGCGACGGTGCGCCGGTGCGGCTTCGGCGGCGTTGGGCTCAAGGCCTCGGCCGCCACCTCCATCACCTCGTCCGGCGTGAGCGGGTCCGTCGCGTACGCGTCGACCTGGACCGCGTGCGCCTCCAGGCCGGTGCGCCCCTCGCTCCCCTGCAGGACCTGGATCGGCCAGGTCGTGAGCACGAGCGTCGGACCGGGCAGCGAGTCGCGCGTGGGGATCACGTCGAAGTGCACGCGGCCCTCGACGAGCGCCGCCACCGCCTCGTCTTCGACGAGTAGCTGCTTGATGGCAGGCTTGATGGCGATCACCGCTTCACTCCCAGCCAGACTTCGAAGGCGAAGCCGGTCCCCGTCGATCCGTCGCGGAGCGCCGGGCTCGCCTTGACGGTCGGGCTCGTGGTGCCGTCACCGAGGACGAACCGATCACGCACGTCGATCGGCTCCTTGCGGCCGCCGCCGCTTCCCCATGGCGCGATAGGGCCGAGGAACGCGAGGTGATGGCTGTACTCGATGACGTCGCCGGACTGTTCGTTGATCACGCCCGGCACGCGCGTCACGATCGCCGACAGCGGCACGCCCACGGCGGCGTAGACGGGCTGCTCGCGGGCGTCCAGGCCGATCCAGGGAAAGTGCTGGACCGGCTCCTGGACGGGGGTCGTGAACTCGTTCACGACCGCGACCGCGTCCCGAATTACCTCGCCGAGATCCACCAGGCCCCCTCAACGCAGCGCGTTACGCCAGCGCCGTTCCGAGGTTGACGCCGGCGAGGACGACCTTGCCGGTGGCGGACGGGTTCGCCGCCACGGCCGCGGCGACGCCGGCCCTGAAGTTGCCGGTGGTCACGGTGGTGAACCGCTTGTTGGTGTCGTCCCAGTTCACCTGCTGGCCCTCGGTCCAGGCCTGCGCCGAGAGCTTCGCGTGGTCCACGACGCCGAGGCGGACGCCGGTGAACTTCGCGCCGGCGGCGGCGGTGACCAGCGGGATCACGAGGATGTCGCCGATCTTGACGCCCGTGCCGGCGACGACACCGCCGCCCGGCGCGGTGAATGTGAGGATCTCTCCGGGCGAATCGTAGGTCTTCATGGGCTCTCCTTACGGCGCGATGATTCCCGCGTCGCGCAGACGGGTGAGGATGGTGTTCACCTTGTCGGCGAGGTCGCGGAAGTTGTTGTTGAGGGTCGCCTGGTTGAAGGCGCCGCCGACGTCCGCGATCGTGTCGTCGCCGGTGCCGAACGCGTCGGTGAGGCTGACCACCGTCGCCTGCTGCCCCTCGGCGAACTCGGGCGAGGCGCCGCCCGCGAGAAGGACCTTCCCCTTCGCGGACGGATTGGCCGCGACCTCGACGGCCACGCCGATGAACGAGCCGGCCGTCGAATCGCTCGTCACCTGCGACAGGCCGGCGTTCCAGTACAGCCGCTGGCCCTCGGTCCAGGCCTGCGCCGACACCTTCGCGTGCTCCACGACACCGCGGCAGACGCCGGCGAACTTGGCGCCCGCCGCGGCGGTGACGGCCGGGACTACGAAGAGCGAGCCGATCAGCACGCCGGTGCCGCTCACCACCCCGCCGCCGGGCGCTGTGAACGTTACGCTGTTGCCGGGTTCGATCCCGCTCTTCATGCCTGCTTCCTCCGAGTGCCGATCAGGGCGTTACGCGCCGGGGTTCTTCCAGAGGCCGCGCCAGTCGGCGACCTTGAAGGCCTTGTCCAGCCGCGCCTTGATCTCGATGCCGTCGACGTCGAACCCGACGCGGGTCTCGATGACCGGACCGTCCTGGCCCTCGAGCACGCCCTCCAGCAGGATGTCGACCTGCGACGGGTCCGCGGCCAGGTACCAGGCGATCGTGCTGTTCGCGTCGAGGCGCGGCTCCGAGATGACCTCGAGCCGGCCGGCGAACGGGTTCACGCTCGAGGCGAGCGCGGCCGTCAGCAGCGTGCTGACGAACTGGTCCGCGACCGTCTCCTGCGTGGCCGGCACGACGAGGTACTTGGGCGCCAGGTTCAGGAGGGTCGTGCCGTCGAGACCCTTCTGGAGACGCAGCCCCGCGCGGCCCGCGCCGATCGTGGTGACGCTGATGACGGCACCCGCGCCGGCCAGGTTGCCGTGGGTCGCGTGGAACAGCGCGACGCCGTCGCCCATGTTCCCGTTGAGCGTGATCTGCTCCCACGCGAGGTCCGACTCCTTGCGCCGCGCGGCCCGGCCGAACTCGATCGGGATGCGGCTGAAGGCGTCGGTGTCGTCGTTGATGAGCGCCTGGCGCGTGATGGAGAAGATCCGGCCGAACGTGGCCAGGGCGAACTGCTCCTTGGCCTCGGCGATCGTCCCGCGCGTGAACTCGCCGTGCTCCTCGACGGCGAGCAGGTTCGGCGCGTCGCCCAGCTGCAGCTGCTTGGACGGCTTGAAGTCGGGCAGGATGACCCGCCGCGACAGCCGCTGCCAGGTCTGCGGCGCCTCCTCGTAGGCGGCGCGCAGCATCTTGCCCTGCACGTCCGCGAGGAGCAGCGCGAAATCGCTGGTGGTGTGCATGCCACCGCGCTGCACGAGCCCGAGCGCGGCGCCGGCGATGTCGAGCCGGCTCATCCCAGTGGTGCGGATGCCACGCGCCTGGAGGAAGGCGCGGGCGATGTCCATCAGGCCCATGCCGCGGTACTGGCGGCCGATGTCCTGCAGCGGGAACTTCTGCTTGCCGTCGGCGTCCTTCAGCGTGGGCGCCGCACGGTGCAGCAGCGCGTTCTCGATGCCCGCGCGGGCGTGCACGAGCGGGTCGTCTCCGACCTCGAGCCTGCCGGCACCCGACGGACCGGGCGCCGGACCCGCGGCGTCCCCGCCGCGCTTGGCCAACTCTTCGAAGACGCGCGTCTGCGCGTCGACGAGGGAGATGCCGTCGGCGATCAGCTTGTCCGCCGTCGACGCCGGGAGCCGAGCCGCGCGGCAGGCGAGCGTGATGCCCTGGCTTCGCGCGCGCTCACGGGCCACCGCGGCGTCGCTCTCGTTCGGCTCCGTCGGCACGGCCGGGGCCGTGCGCGTGACCGGGGCCGGCGCGAGGGGGTTGTCCTCGACGACGAACTCCGAGCGGCCGTCGTTCGTGGGTTCCATGGGCGTGTGCTCCTTTGAAGGCTGAGAAGGCTGTGGAGACGGCGCTGCCTCGGCGCGCGTCAAGATTTCGCACTGGTTGGTGTCGGCGGGCTTTTCCCCGCGAGCCATCGCTCCGGCGTCGGCCGGGATCGGGACCATCGAGACCTCGAACGGCTCCCAGTCCGTCGCGAGCCGAACGGGCAGCTTGTTGCCCTTGGCCTCGGTCTCCTCGTACTTGTAGATGCGGTACCCGACCGAGACGCTGCGGACGAGGCCGTCCTTCACGTCCTGCCAGACGCCGTCGACCGCTTCGCGCTTGCTGAAGCGCACGCGGGCACGGATCTGGTTCTTTGAGAAGGACACACTGCCCGGAATGACGGCGCCGAGCATGTCGGACACGGACCACGCGCTGTGAGAGTCGAGGAGTGGGCCGCCGGCGTTGAGACGATCGATGCGGACGTGCTTCGGATCGAGACTCAGCCTCTCGACGTAGCGGCGGTCGTTGGCCCAGTCGTAACGCTCGACGTCGGCGCCGGTCGTGAAGACGATCTCGACCTCACGCGTCTCGTCGTTCGCCGTGGACGGGGTGACGACCTCCGCTCGGATCGAGAGCGGCGGCATGTCGATCATGCGTGGGGACGTGACCTGCGCGTTGGCACCGTTCGGCTTCGCCATACGCGCGCATCGTCACGCGCCGCCTTCGCGGCGGGAACTATCCAAATTGGATAGTCCCCCCCTATACAAATTGGCTAGGGGAGGTGCTGGCAGTGAATCCCGTCGGCCGTCGGCGATCGAAGCCAGCCCTTTTTGCACAGGGCGTTGAGATGCTGCTGCACCCGGGAGTGATTCATCCCCAGTCGTCGACCGAGTGCGCGCAGGGATGGCGGGTAGCCCACGGCCCGAACGTGCTTCACGATCTCGTGGAGCACCTCGCGCTGGCGTTGCGTGAGTGGCTGGATGGTCCCTTCCTGGGTCATGCTCTCGATCAGACCCCCTGAATCACGCGCAGCGCTGCGTCACGGCCGCGCATCCAGCAGTCGCGGCACCCTGAGACCTCGGGCGGCCGCAGCGCGTACGCGGCGGCGATCGTGGCGCCGCCCTCAAGCGCCGTCACTGCCGCATCCCGCCCCTGCTGCCACACACGCAGCCAGTGCGCACCTTCCGGCTGCAGGGCGCGCGCAGCTGCGAGGCGCACCTCGCGCTCCGAGCGCGGGTCCGCTGGCGCCGCTGCTGGCGGCGACTGCGCTACGAGCGGCGCCGGCGCCTCGTCGTCCTCCGCCGTCGGCGGCGCCTTTTCCTCGCGCTGCTCGAGCGGCGGCGGCTCCGGGGTCTGCAGCGGCTTCTGGTCGCGCTCCGGATTGCTCACCGTAGACGGTCGCACCCAGCGATTCTGGTTATGCCGCCCCATCAGCTTTCCTCCTGGTACTTTTCGGCCACTTCGGACCGCATCACCATCCGAACCTCGCTTCGATCGCATCGGCCCAGCGCTGAGCAACGACGGCCGCCAGGGCATCCGTCCGTACGTGGAAGTCGTCCTCACTGCTGATGTCGCTCAGGTCCGGGCCGAGCAGCACATGGGGGTTCGCACTTGCGGCGGCGAGCGCCGCCGAGCGGATCTGATTCTCGGCGGCGTCTGCGATGCCCGCGCTGTTTTGCAGGAGGCATACGATCAGCGGCGCGCCGGTCTCGGCGAAGACGACATCCGCGAGGGCTTCGAGCTTGGCCTGGTAGGCTGCCGCCGACATCCCGGCGATAGCGTCGGATTCCCCTTGCCACCAGAGAATCGCCCGCACACCCGAGCGGCGCGCGCGATAGAGCATCGAGCCGCACAGCGTGCTGCGGTCGAAGTGATCGGCGGCGCACTGCCACGCGTTGATGCTCGACCCTCCGAGCGCCGCCGGGATGAACGCCACCGGTACGCCGGCCAGCGTGTTCGATAGGTTCGTCATCACCAGCGGCCAGACGGATCCCCGCGCGCCGCTCGCCCCCGTGTCGCGTGAAACCTCGTCGATCTGTCCGAAGAATGAATCCGTCGGGTCTTCGCACGCCTTCCACGTGTAGTCATTCCCCAGCATGCTGCAGTCGCTTCCCGTGAACACCTGGTTGTTGATCAGGAATCCGCTGCAGTTCGACTGGCCGCCGCAAGCCAATACCTCGCCGATGCCCAGAAACGGCACACTGGCAATCGCGGCCACGAAACCAACGGCCTTGCGGCGAACCTGTAGGGTCGCGCGACCTTGCGGCTGAGCTGGCAGGATCCCGCTGAAGGTGGAGGCTGCGGCTGTGGCGATCGTCGTCCATGAGCCGCCCGCGTATCGCGCCTCCACATCCCAGACTCCGTCGGGCAGCCGCCCGGCTATCGGGATGTCCGCGTGCCCTGTTTCGTCGCGCTGCAACACCTGGTACTGCACCGGAGAGGTCACCTCCACGTCACCGGTCAGTCACTGAGGGGCCGGTTGCTTCAAGACGATGCTGTGATACGTAACCACGTCGTTGTCTGCCACTCCGACTGCGACCGTCTTTAGGGTGCCCGCGTTGGCCCACGTGTACGTTCCGGTCACCGGGGTTGCGTTGAGCAGGAAGTCCGCGCTCGCGTCCGACGAGTTCGCCTCATACCCGCAGACGCCCTTCACGGCCGTGCTGCTAGTCCTGCAGATGTGGCAGATCAGGCGGTGGCTGGCATTGTTGTTGGCACCCGTGCCACTGTCTCGAATCGTGGTGACGTTCGCTCCCTCGGTCAGAATCACGTCCGCAGGGTCCTTCGTATTCGCATTCGCGGCCGTGTGGATGATCGCCTCAAGCCGCAGGCAGCTGCCGTCGACGCTCAGCGTGTTCGGAGAAAGCGTATGGACGTGTAGGTCGTCGGTACCGGCCCCGACATTGCCCACGGTGTCAGTCCGCTGCGAGACCACCGTGACGGCGTTCGGCGTGCTCGGCCCCGGGCCGCTCGTTATGGCCGCGGTAGCAGAAAGCGAACAGGCGATGAAAAACACGAGCGCGCGGAGGATCAAAGCCATTCTCCGTTCTGGGTTGCTCATTGCCACTCCAAGCGCGCTGTGGCCGTCTCCGAGGTGGCGCAGACCAGAGAAATAGCGCAATAGCCGACAGGCGTCCTAACGTCTGTCAGCGCCGGCCTCGGTCGTGAGTAGGCTCGACTCTCGCCTTTCTCCAGACGAATGCTCGCCGTTGTGGCGCTGGCGGGAGTCTCGCTGCAGTCGAAGAGCCGGAAGTAGAACTCGTTCGCTGATGTGCTCTCGTTGACCACCAAGACGTCATACGCAGGAATCGACGCCGTGCCGATGGCGACCGTCTGCGCGCTCTGGCTGACCGATACGCTGTTGTTTGTGTTGACCTCCGCCAATATAGGCAGGGCAAACATCAGTACGATCAGAACGGCCTTTCGTACGTTCATTCGGTTTCCTCCTGTTCGTCGGCTGTTGGGTCTTTGTCTGTTGGATTGGCCGGCACGGCCGGCTCGTCCGTCTCCGGCTTCTCGTTTGCCTGCGCTGAGCGCGGGTTGCCGGCCTGAGTCGTGTTGCGCGGGTCGCTGTCGAGGATGATCCCCAGCTTGTCCGCGAGCTCGTTGTCCGCGGCGATCTCCTCCATCACGAGGTCCGGATCGGAGCCGCGCTCGCGGAGCGCCTCCGACCGGCTCATGATCCCCGCGCGGATCAGCCGCATGTACGCGAGGCCTTCCTTGTCCGGGTCGACGAACGGCAGCGGCGGCGCGGTCCACTCGGCCTTGAGGCCGTCGCTCTTCGCGCCCATGACGGCGGCGGCCTCCATGGCCCAGCGCCACACCGGGGCGCACATCTGAGGGATCAGCATCCGCCAGCGCCAGCCCTCGACGCGCGCCCAGTGCCGGAGGCGGCTCATCCGCGCTGACGAGAAGTTGACCTGCGAGTAGTCGCCGGTGAGGTCTTCGTAGGAGACGCCCAGGCCGGCGGCGATCGCGCGGAGCGTCGTCGCGCAGTACTGGGGATACTCGCGCACCGTCGGAGGCTGCACGACGGTGATCTGCCGGCCTGGGGCGGCATTCACGATCATGCCCGGCTCGAGGGAGTCCCACTCGGGCGACTGGTCCGCGTTCGTCGTGCCCAGCCCCGTCGCGCTGCCGTCGACGTCCGACGTGATGACTGCCAGGCACGCGGCGATCTTCTGTTTCATGAGCGTCGCGTCGTCGAACTCGTCGAAGTCCTTGAACTTGAGGAGCACGGGCGCGAACCACGAGGCCGCGCGCACCTGACCAGGGCGCTGCTGGCGATAGATGTGGAGCACGCTCTCGGCGGGCACGCGATACGACTGCGCGCTCGTCATGGCCAGGACGGAGCCGGGGTGGTCGCGGAAGAGCCAGTACGCGACGCGTCGGCCGATGATGTCGAACTCGACGCCGTGGATGATCCTGTTCTGGCCTACGACCTTCCCCTCGCCGTTCCTGACGTCGAACGATCCCACCTTCAGCGTGTCGATGTAGTCAGGGTCGAGGACCTGGATCTGCATCGGGATCGCGAGGCCATCTTCCGGGCGGCGAAAGCGCCGGCGCACCAGGACCTCGCCCGACTCCACCACCGTGCGCATCGCGAGGTGCTGAAGGCCGTAGAAGTCGTTTCGACCGTCCGAATCGCAGTCGGTCGACTCCGCCCACGCCTTCCACAGGTCCATGGCGCGCTTGTTCTTCTTCGCCGCCTTCGCATAGATCCCCCACCCCACGACGTGGTCGCAGATCGTCTCGAGGGCGCTCTCTGCGTGGCCGTTGTTGCGGACCAGGTCGCGCGCGACCTCGCGCAGGGTCGAGAGCGCCGGGCCCTGGACCGAGTTCGCATCCCCCGAGCCGCGCTTCCAGCCCTGAGTGCGGCGCCCCTGCGACGCCGCCTCGTAGTGCCGGAGCATCACCTCCGCGGCCGCGCGCGCGCGGATGCGACGCAGCGCCACCTGCGGCGCCACGTATCCGATAGCGCGGTCGAGCCAGTTCCCCCGGATCGCCTCGATCCGCTGCAGGTCCTGCCGTTCTGCGATGAGCGCGCCCATCACGCCCCCTTGCTGGTGGCCGCCAGGCGGTGATTCCTGGTGGCGCCGTTGACCTGGCCCTCCATCACCGCCAGCAGCTTCAACATGTCGTCGGCGGTGCGGAAGGTGAATTGCTGCCCTGCGATCGTCATCGACTGGATCGCGGAGCCGCTGGCGATCGCCGCCTTGAGCTTGTCGATGTCCGTCTGTGTCCAGGCCATTGCGGTGTCTCCTATTTCTTCAGCCAGCCGCCGTCACGTCGAGGAAGCCAGCCCTGCCGTTTCGGGCGAGCCGCGGAACCGTCGTTCGGCGTGCCGCCGCCACCGCCACCAGGCGTCGACGTCGGCGGCGTGGCGACCATCCGCTCGAGCGCCGCCCAGTCCGTGTCCTTAAGGCGGTCGAGGCCCGCAAGCATTGCCGCCGCGCGGGAGTACACGCGCGCGTCGAGCGCGTGGTTCTCCCTGCCCGGGATCAGCTCCCATTCCATGCGGACGAAGCCCTTGCGGTTCTTGCGCATGATCAACTGCTCGGCCGTGATCTCGCGGAAGAAGTCCTCGCCGTACTCGGGAAAGTGGCACCAGCCAGCGGGGTACGGCTCACCATCCGCAGGGCTCTCGAGGCGAAGCCAGCCGTAGAGCTCGCTCTTCGCGATCGCGCCGCAGACGGGCCACATCTTGTAACCGCTGACCGACTTCCTCCCCTTGAGGTTGATGTCGACCGTCGTCGGCGCGCCGATGAGGATGCCGCCGCCCTCGACGCCCTTGATCGCGATGACGCGGTTCAATGGGTACTGGCGCGCCCACGTGTACACCTGCTGTGTGTTGAAGCCGGAGTCCACCGCCAGCATTCGGATCGGCATCTCCGCGCCGAGCTCGTGGGTGAAGGTGCGCCCGAGCAGGGCGTCGAGTTCCTTCCACGGCCCCTTCTCGAGGTCGGCGGTGTCACCCGGGAACACGCCGTAGTCGATCGACCACGACTCCTTCCCGCGGCCCCACGCGACGACCTCGAACACGATGCGGTCCTTCTGCACATCGGCGCCGGCGGTGAGGATGAGGCCGCCGCGCGGCACCGTCCTCAGCTCGTAGGTCTCCCGCCGCTCGTAGACGCGCTTCCACTCGGGCGCCTCGCCACGGTCGGCCCAGGTCTCACCGAGGACGGTATTCGTGAAGACGCGAAACTTCGCAGGGTTCTTGTGGACCGCGACGAACGCCTTGGCGATCTGGCCCCACGACATCCAGCCCACCGGGGAGTAGAGAGCGCTCAGGTGGTACCCGCGCACCTTCGGATTGGCGTTCTTCTTCTCGGCGATCCATTCCCCGCGGGCGAGCAGCTCCGTCTTCTGGCGATCCTCGATCCTGCCGTCGCATCCGCGGCACAGGTACACGGCCTGCTCTGGCCTGAGGCCCAGCTTCGACCAGGTGAGCCGATCGAACGTGAGCGGCTGCATCTCGCCGCAATGCGGGCACGGGATGTAGTACCGGCGCTGGTCGCTCGCCTCATACGCGCGCTCGATCGCCGATGCGCCAGCGATGGTCGGCGTCGAGACCTTGATGCGCTTCCGGCGCGCGAAGGTGCGCTGCCGGGCCTCGGCCAGGTCGATCGGATCGCCCTCCTCGTCTACGTCGGTCGGGTAACCGTCGATCTCATCCAGCAACAGCCAGCGCGCGGGCATCGAACGGAGGCCGACAGCACTGTTCGCCCCCGTGATGATCAACACGCCGCCCATGAATTCCTTGGCGAGCATGCTGTTGTCGGAGTCGCGCGCGAGCGCGTCCGCGACCTTGCCGGCGAGACGCGGCGTGTCGTCGATGAGCGGCGCGATGCGTTGCTTCGAGAACCGCTTGGCGAGATCGACCGTGGGTTGCACGATCATCGCCGGGCCCGGGCTGTGGTCGATCAGGTAGCCGAGCGCGTTCAGGATGCACTCGCTCCCGCCGATCTGCGCTCCCTTCTGGAACACGACCTCCTCGACGTCGCTGGAGGCCGAGAGTGAGTCCATGATCTCGCGCAGGTACGGCGTGCGCGAGGTGCGCCACGGGCCCGGCTCGGCGCTCGACTTCTGCGGGAGGCGGCGGTAGTTGTCGGCCCAGTCGCTGACGAGGAGCTCCGGATCCGGTCGGATCCCCTCCGCCCAGCCGTCTCGCACTGGCCGGCGCGTGTCACTCATCGTCTTCACCGGAATCGGGCTCATCTTCGAAGGCAGCGATGACGGCGGAAGCGTCCTCGAGAGCCTTCCGGAGTTCAGCCGTGAGGAGTCGATGGACTCGATCGACATCGACCTCGGCGGCGAGATCCGCGGAAAGGCGGTCAGCGACGTTGAGGACAGAGTCGCGCACAGCGCGAGCAGCGCGGAACGCATCACGCTTCGCCTCGACGGCATCGACGAGCCGGCCCCGCTTCTGTTCGTTGTCTAGCGCGAGCTGCTGCTCGCGTTGGACCGCGACCCGCAGCTGCGCCTGGGTGAGCGTCGCAGGCGCGCCCTCGGGCCCCGCGGCCGGCGGCACCTCCGGCGTGGGCCCCGGCTTCGAAGCGCCGGCGCTCCACTCCTTCGCCGCGAGCTCCGGGTCCTTGATGAACGGCCGGCCGCTGGCGTGACCGATCGACTCCTTCAGCCGACCGGTGGCGATCGCCTTGCCCACGGCGGTGTGGGAGACGCCGAGGCGCTTCGCCAGCGCCCGGATCGAGATTCGCGCCGGCGCCTTGGCGGCCTTGGCCTTGCGCGACCGCCGCGCCATTCACGGGGCCTCCGTGGCAACCGGAAACCCATCCCAGACCCTGCGCGCTAGCGCAACATCGCGAGGGGGCTCCCCCGCAGGCAAAAATCGGGAGAAGGACCCGTGGCACGGGGGCCTCGCCTTCCATCGTTCGTTGCTGTACGTGTCTGCATCGAGCAGAGCTTTTGATATGAATCCAAGTCCATAGCTCCAACGAGGCAAGAGCACGACGCGATGAAGCGAAGAAGGGCTCACCGACATGGGCATTCCTTCCAGCGGCGGTGCGTGGGTGACCCGAGCAGGGGGCTCCTGGTACATGCGCTCGTCGACGGCGTTCTCGTGGAAGGCGCCCTTGCAGTCGGCGAAGGTGGCGTACCAGGCGTCGGGTACGTTGCGGCTATGCGTGACGGGGATGTTGATGGAGCAGTTCCCGTCCTTGTCCCTGCTCGCACAGTGGTACGTCGTCCACACTTCCACGTGCTCTGGCTCGAACCGCCGCGTGATGTACGTACAGGTCTCTTCGCAGCTGACGGTGTTCGACACGATCCACCAGACAGCCACGATGGCCACGACGACGGCGCCCGCCACCAGCAGGATGTGACGCCCCTCCCGCACCTATGCCCCCCCGCCCTGATGACCCCGCCCCACCTGCGAGGCCCCACCCCGGGAATGACCACGCACGCTCAACGGCGTGGCCTCTTGGCTGCGCCTTTCGCTGCCTCAGCGTCGATCGCGCCCTGGAGCAGCCGCAGGTACGTACCGTCCGACCATCGCCGACAGTCGAGTTCCCAGCGGTCCTTCGCCCGACCCTGCTCCTGGCTCTGCCAGGCGTAGTTGCTTGGGACGTCGGCCCCGCCGCAGGCGAGCGGGATGATGTGATCAACAACGTAGCCAGGTCGGCCCTTGGAGAAGCCGGTGGTGCTCATGAAGGCGCGGCGGCGGGCCTGGCTGCGCTGCACCTTGCCGGCCTTATCCCGGGCGCGCACCGTCAGGTCCGGCGTGTGGATGGCGCCCTCGCGCGCGGAGACGTTGGGTTGCTCGGCCTCACGCTCGGCGGTGCCCAGAAGGGCGGCGGCGAGGAGAAGAGGAATCACAGCAGCACCGCCTTGACGATCCAGCCAAGCACGAGCGCCATGAGCGGCGCGACGAAGCCGACGCCCAGCATTTCCCCGACGATCTCGGCGACATCGCGAGCTCCCTGGCGCGTGGGTGGGCACACCTTGGCCAGCCCCACGATGATCAACAGGCCCATGGCGTGACCGAGCTTCATCGGCGGCGCGCCGAGCGGGACGGCGAACCACGTCCACAACGTCAGGCCCACCCAGCCTTCCAGCAGCAGGTGCGGGGCTATCAGCGCGACCGCCGCGGCGATCACGACCGCCTTCTGTTCGGTGCTGAGGTTATTCACGCCGCTACCTCACCCACACGAAGGACGTTGTGCAGTGCGTCCCGGCCTCGGTGCAGGCCTCGATCTCGTACCGGCCCGTCTCCCCAGGGGCGAGGTTCATGAACGTGATGAACGCGTTCGTGCTGTTGTGGACGACGGGATCGTTGGAGAAATGGCCGGCCAGCGACTGGCGCACGCGGGGGAAGCCGACGGCGGCGTCCTGGCACTCCTTCGTGAGCTCGCAGATCACGCGGCCACCGGGACACCACGGCTGCGTCATCTTCGGCGTGATGGAGCCGACGATGATGTCTGTGTCGGCCACTGCTGGCCGCGCCTCGGACCCGTCTCGATCCGGACGCCCATCGCCATCCTCATCGGGCGTTGACCGGTCGCTCTTGAGAGCGATGCGTAGGACGTCCCATTGGACGGCGTGCAGCGGAGGACACTGGCCCGGCGCCGTTGGCGGCGTCGGGCCGACTGTCGGCGCTGGTGTCGGCGTCGGCGGACACTCGGTGAGCGGCAGCGCGGCCAGGCCCCACGAGTAAGGCGCCGTCCAGCCTTCCGGGTGCACGTACAAAGACACGGGCCCGTTCGATCCGTCCGGATCCGGGAAGTAGCGTGCGTACGCGTCCCACCAGCCGCGCGACCAGTCGAAGACGTACCAACCGCCGTTGGGCGCCTGGCGGAAGTTGCCGGCCGAAGCGTTCGCGATGTCCTCGACCACCTTCCGAGCGGGCTTCGCGACCCACGTCGAGCCGTCGGCGGCCGTGCAGACCGAGCAGCCTGCCCTCGCCGTGCACACCGGGCCCGGTGCGCCCGCGATGGCCGCCTGCTCGAAACCGCGAGGACAACCGCCCATACGCACGAGGGACACCGGCGTGTCTGGCGGCACGGGCGCGGCATTGCACGTCGGCGTGGCCGGCGTGGGCGTAGGTGTTGCCGGCGCCGAGGTCGGTGCCGCCGTCGGGGTGAGGTCGACGGGGGGCCGCGTGCTCGGCGCCGGCGTCATGGTGGCAGTGGGCCCCGCCGTCGGCGTCGCGACGGTCGGGGCCGGAGTCGGAAGGCGCAGGCAGCAGCCGGGCGGATCAGGAGGCTCCTGCCCGCGGCAGCGGAAGAGCATCGGACACACGCCCGAGTTGCAGTTGTTCACGCAGGTCAGGAGGTCCGCGTCTGTTAGCAGGCCCGCCGCGTGCGCGTCGTGGCAGGCGCTCCAGCAACGCTCCATGGTGGTCGGCGGCGGGGCTTCGGTCGGCGTCGGCCGCGGCGCGCACGTCTCCGGCTGGGCCGCGCACAAGATCTGACGGGCGGCCTCGATCTCTTCGGGGGACAGGGAGCGGCAGCCGACCGAGTGGACGATGGCCCACCCGAGCGCGCAGCCGAGGACGGCGCCGACGATCCATTCGCGCACGTGGCGAGACTTCATCGGCCCTCCCGCGTGCTCCGCATCTGTCGACGGAGCGGCATGTTGCTGTCCTTGACGTGGTCGTATTTGAGCCGGAGGTGATCCATCAGCGCCCGGTGCTCGTCGCGCAGCGCATCGAACTCGTAGCGCGGCACCGTGGGGCCTACCGTCTCCCGGATGTGCTGGGTCAACCGCCAGTAGCGCTGGCAGATAAAGCTATCGACGGCGCTCCAGAGCCACACGATGGCCCAACCGGTACCGATCGCGGCCAAGAGTGCGTTCACGTAGAACTGCAAGGTCATCGGCTCGTCTCCTTCGAGATCTCCGGCGTCACCTGAATGACGGTCGGGCACTCCGTGAGCGACGCGCTGCCACACCGCACCGTGTAGGGCGTCAGCCAGTTACAGCGCCAGCAGTCGCAGCTGGCGGAGGTGTACGGCTTCTCGCACCACGGGCGCGGCACGTTCGACGTCAGCGGCGGTATCCACGGCTCGCTGTACGTCGTGCGCGCCGGGCGGCAGCCGGCGAGCGCCAGCAGCATCAAGACGGCGAGGACGATCGCCACCGCCACGCCCACCTCCGCGACCTTCGGAGCGCACGCTGCACAGACCCGGGCTTCGTCCGGGAAGAGGGCGTCCGAGCAGCAGAGGCAGCGCCGCGCGACGGCGCGCGGCATCACCGACACGTCGAGATACGGGCCACCGCCGAGGTGAATGCACCACGCCAGGCGACCGTGCGCACGGTGCACGGGGTTCCTGTGGCGCTCGTCGTGTGGGTCTGCGTTCTCGCTGTTGGGGATATAGGCAAAGCCCCCGTTGTGGCTCTTCACCGTTTCCACGAGAGCGGCGATCAGCGTCTCCGCCGAGGAGGCCTCTGCGGTCCATGGGGCCGCGATGACGTCGATATCCCGCGCGAGGCTGCCGTGCAGACCGAGGGCGTATCCGTGCTCGCGCGCGGTTTCGCGCATGGGAAAGATCAGGCGCGCCGCCTGCGCGCGAGCCTCGTCGGCCCAGGGCACCGGACCGTGGTCCTTCATCGGATGCACCCACCGGTGATGAAGCCGTGCCAGTGGCCCGATCGCGAGGCGTCAACGGACGGCGAGAGGGTCAGGACATCGAACGTCTCGCCGAACCTCGTCCAGCAGGCCTTGCCTGGCGCGACGTCCATGATCGGCATGTCCCCGGGGCCATCGGTGAACTCCGCCCCGTGAACGAACCGCAGCTGATCCTCGACCGTTACAGCGTGCGGCGGGCCGCCGTCCGTGGGATTGGTGAACGCGACTCCGAGGCGGACCTGCCGGCAGCACGGGCAGAGGAACGTGAGGCCCTGGCCTAGACGGCCAGCGTCTGCCCACCAGCGCGGATCCAGGTCGGTGAGCCTCATGCTGGCTCCGGAACGAGCTTGAGGTGCCGCGCGCCGGCCAGCGCCTCATCCGACACGCCCTGGATCCAGTTCTCGTCGAGGTCATCGCGCTGCTTCTTCACCTCGCAGAGCGGGCAAAGCTCACCGACAAACGCGGCCAGCCCCACGTCCTCGGTGAACTGGCCGTAGATCCGCATCGTCGCGTGCATGAGTGGGTCGAAGTCGGCCGGCATCCCTCCGCCGGACAGTTCCCGCTCGAGCCGCTGCACGGCGACCTCGCCGCTCTTCCCGACGAGATGCGACAACCCGCGCTGGTCGATCGCGGCCCTCAGGCGCTCCCAGTGCGGCATGCAGAACTTCAACGGACTAGAACCCCACCGCCGCGCCGCTACGGATGTCGCGCTTCCCGTCCGGGCCCAGCGCGCCGTCGACGTAGAGGGAGGTGTTCGCCTTGATAGGGATGAGCAGCGAGACGAGGCCGCGGTTGCCCTTCCCCGTCGCACCGTGGCGGCCGTAGCCGACGAACACGAAGCCGCCCGGGATCGAGAGCCGCAGGCCTCCGCCCACGATGTCGGGCGAGGCCTCGAGCACCTGGTCGGGATCAAGCGCCCACGCGCGGCCGACGACCACCTCGAACGCGACGGGCCCGGCGACCGGGCGATATATGCCGGTATATATCTCGCCGCTCTCGAACGACGGCACGGCGCCGCCCTGGTCGACGGCGCCCCCGTCGCTCATCCGAGAGAGGTCCGCGCGGAGGATCAGACGCGCGCCCAGCGCCAGCGGCGCGTCGATGGTGGCCCGCATGCCGACGATCGGCGTCTTGTCGGCGCCCTTCTTCGTTTCGGTGCCGATGGTCGAAATCAGCCGCCACTCGATCCCGCGCGGCGTCGGCCTGGGCGACGGCGTCGCCTCCTGCGCGATCGCCACCAGCGGCAGGATGGAGAAGAGCAGCAAGGCCGCGGCGCCGGCACTGGGATCGCGCGGCCGCGGCGCGCGCCCCATGACGATGAGTACGGCGAGAATCAGCGGGATCGCGATCAGCATCACGCCTCCAGGATCGAAAGGGGCCGCACGCACGTGAACGTGCCGGGCTCGTCGGGGCGGCCGAGGTGCTTGCGCATCCAGTCCCACTGGCTGTCGGGCGCGGCCGCGCGGGCGCCCTCCTCGCTGGTGCGGATCCCGACTTCCTCCGCCGGGATGCCGTACGTCCACGCGCACATCGGCCAGCGGTCGATGAACGAGAGGCCCTGCATACCGAGCGCGTGGAGCACGATCTTCCCGACGCCATACGGCCGGCCCTCGTATCGAAGGGCGCGCTTCGCCATCGCGCGGCGCGTGTCGTCGTCGATGCCGTTGGGGCGATAGACCGCGACGAGGTCGTCGACGTACATCCCCAGCCGACGGCTGTGGACGACCGGCGGCTGCGCGTCCATGATCCGGGCGGTCATGAGCGAGCCGCCCTCGACGACCATGGCCACGTGGTTCACGTACGAGCGCGCCTCGAGCTCGGCAAAGGCCTCGCGAAAGCGGCAGGACAGGAGCAGGCCGCAGCGCCGCCAGAAATGCCAGCGCTCCACCTGGCGGATCGCCCACGCGACGAAACCGTCCGACTGGAAGAACACGCAGTCGCCCGGGAGGAGCTCGAGGCCGACGGACGAGCACGGGCCCACGTGCGGCGACGCGCCGCAGCATTCGCAGACGGCCGGCCGGGACACCGCGTTCACTGCTGCGTCCTCGGAGCCAGGAGCACGTTCGTCAGGTCACGTACCGACGTCGCGACGTCGGTGATCTGCTTGCTGAGGTCGCGCTTGTTCTCGTCGGTTCGCTCGCAGAGGTCCTCGAGCTTGTCCCTCGTGCCCCTCACGTCACCGGCCACACGCTCGAGGTCCACGCGGACCTTCGTCAGCTGCTCCGTCTGCGTCTGTGACTCGCGCACCTGCGCCTCCACCGTCTTGTCGATCCGATCGGTCTTCACCTCGAGAACGCCGACCCGACCGAACAAGTCCGAGAACTCCCTGCGCGACGGCCCCGACTGCTCCGCCCCCGGTTCTGGCGACGCGTCGCCGGCCGGTGGCTTCCCCGGCCACAGCCGGTCGATGAGCTTCGGGGCCACGCGAACCAGCGCGCCCATGGCCAGGGCGAACGCCGTCGAGAACCCGACCAGCGCCATGCCGATCAGCTTCGAGAGATCCTGGTTGGCGAGTTCCTTCCAGTCGTGCATTTGGTCCCTCGGCGCCCTATCCGACCGTCCGCCAGCCGACGGCCCGACGATCGGCGTGCGCCATCAATGCGTGTTGGTAAACACGCTCGGCGTAGTCGCTGTTGCGGAAGTTCGGCCAGTCGGAGGCGGCGTTGCCGCGGGGCCCGCCGTTGTACCGGGCCAGGGCCAGGTCGACGATCGCGGTGTCGAGGACGACGCGATCCTTTCGGAGCATCGAATCCTCGTGGACCATGTCGGCGTACGCGCGCATGTCGTGGCTCGCGCGCTCGATCTCGTCGCTGAGGAGCCGCAGGCCGAACGCGATGTTGGCGAGGGGGCGGAAGGCCCACGAGAAGCCCATCGCCACCGGCGCGCCTGGCTCGACTTCCACCATGCGGCGCAGGTTGCTCCCCATCACCTGCATGAGGCCGTAGCTCTTGTCGTCTTCGTGATTGCCGCTGTCGACATCCGGGGCGTCGCCGTCGAACTTCTTGTCCTGGTGACGCTCGTAGCGCGTGGCGGTGGCCTTCCCGCCGCTCTCCGCGAGGATGAGCCCCTCCAGCCATTCGGGGCCGGGCAGCATCCGCCAGGACGGAAGGTCGACCAGGTGGGCGGCGGCGTCCAGGACGCGGCGGAGGCGGGCGTCGATCACGCGGCCCTCCGGTTCCGACACTCGCTATGGAGTGCCGCGCAATGCGTGCAGATCCGCCCGTGGACGAGGCAAATGAAGTCGCCGGGGTTCTTCCCCACCAGGTGGCGGCACTCGCCGCAGGCGAACGTCTGGCCGGGCGGGATGACCGTCTTGTGGTTCGGCTGCATCGGCGGGGCGCCGCGGCCGGCCGGCGATTCGCGCACCCGGGAGGTGAGGCCCTGGCGGGAGCGCAGCCCCGTCACGCGTCACCTCGCGATGCGCGCTCCGGGCAAGCGTTGAAGCTACAGCGGTACTTGGACTCTTGGTCGAGCCAGTGGATGACGCCGCCACACACGCACGGCAACGCCATGCCCACGCACGCGCGGCACTCCAGGCTCAGGGCATCGTGGTCCGTGGGAAAGGTGGTTGCGGTGGAAGGACTCGAACCTCCGACCTCGGCGTTATGAGCGCCGCGAGCTGGCCTCTGCTCTACACCGCAATGGGACACGCCGGCCGCTGCCGGGTGCGTCTCTTGGTTGTTGGTGACTTCGATTGACACCGGGGCGCTCCTTTGAGCGCCGCCGGTTCAATCCCGGGTGGGGGTAAGAACCGTTACTGGAGCCTCAGCGTGTAACCCTTCGGGCTCCGCGGTTACTGAAAATGCTGTGTGAGGGGCCGACCGGTTGTCAAGAGTGATCTTGATCAGTCCGCCGATTTACAAGGCCCAGCCGCCCTGGCATGGGCAGCCCTTGATCTTGCACTCGCCCCAGCCGTGGTCCTCCGGCTCGTGCTCACAAGTGCAGCCCTCCATGTGGACGTGGTCCTCGGGTACGTCGTATTCGTCGCTGTCGGCACTTTCGTCGTCGGTCACAAGCCATCCGCCACACGAAACGCGATGTACCAGACCAGAAACGTGAGGACATAGGCCGTCCCGAAGACGAGTACGAGCGCACCACGACGACCGAGGCGGGCTTTCAACCACGAGGCGGAACGGTGGAATGCCGGATGGTCGATGCGGATCCACTCGCGCCAGTTCATCTCATCGGCTCACGCACCGCCGCGCTTTCGCATCGTCTCGCGGAAATGCTGCACGATCTCGTCCTCGGTGATCTCCCCAGCCGTGATGGCTTTCTCGATAGCGCCGACCGGTAGTTCCTCGTCCTCTTTGCGGTCGTAGTATAGGAACCGACCGGCGAGGTCGCTCACAGTGTCGAGTATGGTTTGGCGCCGGGTCATGTCATCAATCCTAAGCCGTCTTCGACCTGAACGTCCCGCCGGCGCTGTACTCGACCTTCGGCAGGCCGCCGTCCCTGTTGGCGTCCACCCGGATCGAGAAGTGCCCGCCGGCGGCCGCGAGGTGACGAAGGCCTTGACCGATCGCAGCTTCGAGGTTCGACGGAATGGCGGGCCTGGACGCAGCGACCCAGCCGGCGGCGGCGAGCTCGCGCAGCGCCTGCTCCACGTCCTTCGCCTGCTCCTCCGTCTCGAACGGGCCGAGGCGCACGTACACGCCGGCCGGCGTTGGCTCCAGCTCGATCATGCGGCCTCCTGGAGCAGCTGGATCACCCGCCGCGCCTGCGCGCGCTCGAGGCCGCGCGCCCAAGAGGTCAGGACGAGGCGGTGCCGCACGCCGCGCATGTCGTTGTCGTCGTCGAGGATGGCGAAGCGCTCGACCTCCGGATGCTCCGCCAGCCACGCACTGATCTCGTCGCCGCGCTCCCGCTCACGGAGCACGCCCTCCTCGTCGCGAAACTGGGCGTGGCGGAGGTTCGGCGTCATGCCGATCACGCGCGCCGTGCACGCGAGACCGAGGTTCTTCAGCTTCGGCACCAGGCTTTCGAGCGTCTCCCCGATCCGCCACGTCGACGAGATCACGATGCGACAGTCGGTGGCGTCGCAGATCATCTCGACGAGGCCACAACAGACGGGGTCGAAGCCGCGCTCCTTGCGCAGGGGCATGCAGCCCGCGTGGTTGAGCACGCCGTCGATGTCCAGGAACAGCACCCGCATCTTTCTATCCCCCCAGGTCCGCGAGCCGGACCAGCGTCACGTGCAGGCCTTCGATCGCGAGCAGGAGCCGGGCCTTCATCCGGAAGGCCTCGGTCTCCGCCCCCTTGTAGTCTTCGATCACGTGGTCCCCGGGCTTCCTGCCGGGCACGTTGGTGATGACGTCGTATTCGTGGTCGGTGACGTAGGTCGTGATGTGCACGCCGTTCACGTCGAGGACGTGACGGACCTGCCGCTGCAGGTTCTTGATCGCGCCGGCGGCCTCCCACAGGCGCAACTCGCGCCACCGCCGCGCCTCTCCAGCGGAATGGAACGTGCCCTCCACCGGGTCCTTCACCACCGTGTTCGAATACTTCGCCGCCTTCGGGTCGCACACCTTGCAGAGCCAGCGGTTGGGGCGGGCCGGCCGCTCCTTGCACTTCGCGCACATGCGCCGCTCGGCCCGCTTCCTCACTGCCGCTTCCTCCGCGCGCCGGCCTCACGGTTGAAGAGCAGATCGAGGAACCACGTCTGGTCGACGCGCGCCAACTGGAATGCGCGCGGGTTGTCGCGGACGAACGCCAGGATCTGGGCGTCCGTGATCATGAGGCGACCGCGTGGGCCTCTCTCGACCTTCCCGAAGAGGCCCTTGCTCACCCACACCAGGACCGTCATCGCAGAAACGCCGAAGCAGGCTGCGAGCGTTGCGCTGTTGTGGCCCTCTCGCACCGCGCGCGAGAGCTTCATCCGGGCCATCTTCAGCGCCGTCGACACGAGGCTCCGTCGCAGGTGACGGGCGAGGCTCTCTGTCGCCCGCACGCCGGCGTACTCTTCGAGGAACGCTTCCTCCTCAGGCGTCCATGGGCGCGCCGTCGACGGGCGCGCGACGCCGAGTTCGGCGGCACGCCGCTGGACCTGCCAGGCCGGATAGCCGAACTTCGCGCCCATGCCCTTGGCGCCCAGGTGCGCGTACTGGGAGCGGATCATCTCGTCGCGCTCTGGCGTCCAGTCGTACTTGCGCGAGTTGAACCGCACGTTCTTCTGTCGGCAGCGCTTCGGACAGAGGCGCGCCTTGGCGCCGCCGAGGAACGTGTCGCCACAGTCGATGCACGTGCGCTCGACGGCCCGCTCCGGCGGGACGCGACGGCCGGGCACCGGCGGCACCACCGCCCCGGTCGAACGGCCCTCGGGCCGGGGAGCGGCCGGCCGGCCCGAGGGATTCACGACGGTCGACGTGCTCACGCGAGGAGGGCCACCAGGGTGGGGGTATCGGCGTCCGGCTCGGTGTCTTCCGGCAGGTCGACCGTCGCGAGCGCGCGACGGAGGAACGCCGCGATGTTGGCGATGGCCTCGAGCTTCCACGCGCCGCCGTCCGCCTCGAAGAGGGCGAGCATCGGCATGTCCTGCGCGCCCCGCTGGACGCGCACGACGAAGGGTGACGCCGGCTGCGCGACGTCACGGAAGGTTCGGTACGGGCGGAGGATGACCGGATTCGGGAGCTTGACGTTCTCGCCGAAGTGAGCCCCCGCGGCCGCCCTCACCTGCTGCGCCGAGCCGTCGTCGACGACCGTGGCGCCGGTGAACGTCTGGGCGTTGCCCACGATGTCGAGGAGCGCTTTCCTCTCCGGCGTCAGCTGGAAGAGCGCCTGCAGTGCGATGTTGAACGTCTCCGACTCGTAGTAGTGGCCGAAGGCGAAGTTGGCGGCCGGCGTGCCGATCAGCTGCTTGAACGCCGCCTGCACGTGGTACGTCCGCTGGTGGAACGCGCCGCCAGTGCGCGATACGAGATACACGTTCTCGTGGTCGACCACGTGCACCATCAGGTCGCCCAGCGTGAGCACGTCTCGGTTCGCCTTGAGGTAGTCGACCAGCCCTGTCAGCGTGTGGATGACAAGCTTCTCCGGACGAATCTCCTTCGCCGGCTGCGGCCGCAGGTCGTACGACCGCGTAAGCGACCCGTCGCCGCCCTGCACGAGCGACTCGACCGCGAGGAACTTGTAGCCGTCCCCGACGATCTCCTTTGGCGGGACGATCTGCACCGACGATGCACCCGCCTCGACCAGCGTCTTGACGCCTTGTCCGTCCATTAGACCTGCGCTCCCTTCTGCGCACCGGCCGCCGTGAGGGGCGTCGCGGGCGCGATATCCGGCGTGTTGTCGAAGAGACCGCGCTGCTTCGGATCGGTCTCGATCGCGATGAACTTGTTCTTGTGGAGCCCCGTGAAGAGCACGGACGCCTTCTTCTCGACCGCCGCGAGCTTCGTGCCCGCGGAGATTACGAGGTCCACGTGCATGCGATCCTCGCTCTTCGGTACGAGCACGAACTTCATCTGGATGACACGGGCCGTCTTGAGGTCCGTGTTGAAGTCGTGGATGTTCTGCAACGCCTTCGTCAGCTCGCGCTGGAACAGAGCCTCCGCGTACCCGTTCTGCACCGTCGCGAGCTTGATGAGCTTGTCGCTCTCGCCGAGACCGGCCTTGGCCTCGTCGCTCACTTCCGTCGGTTTCGTTGCCTGTGTCGACACCGTCTAACCTCCTCGCCCGCTTTCGGCGGGCATCTGTGTGCGTCCCCCTGGTACCCGTGTCGGCTCTTTCCGCTCCGTGAGCGCAGGCGGCGGGCGGTCGCGGAAACAGGCGAACTCGATCTGCACGCCGTGCAGGCCCGCAGCGGCCGCGGCCTCTCGAACCTGGTTCACGAAGTTCGCCTTGATCCATCGCGCGATGACGTCGGTGGGCGTGTGGACGCGGAGCAGTTGCCCGTCGAAGGTGTACGGAACGAGCGGGCGGATCCAAGTCGCCCACGCGTGCGGGGACAGGCGCGGCTTGAGTTCACCAACGACGCCGTCCCACGGCGCGACCGCGGCCGGCTCCTGATACGGCGGATCGGCGATCGCGACGGTAGAGTCCTCGTGCGGGCGCACGCGCTCCCACCAGGCGCGGAGGTCCATAACCGTGTTCAGCAGCCGCTCGTCGGACATCGAGGCCCAGGTGAACTTCCGGCCGCCGCCCCATTTGCCATCACCGATCGAGGCGCGGCCGATGATCTCGCGCTGGTCCTCGCCGGTCGTGCCGTGGATGTGGCGGATCAGCGTGTTGCCCTCGGTCTCGAGGTCGAGGCGTTCCTGCGGCGTCAGCGCCTTCCCCGGCTCGTCGGTCGCAAGCGGGACGGCCTCGCTCGCGCGCGCGGCTGCTGCTGAATCCGTTTCAGGAGAACCGGTAGGTACGGCAGAAACGGCAGATTCGGTTGGATAGATGTTCGGCCTATCCGCTACGGGTGCCCTGTCCGGGTAGGGCTTCCGGGTACCCGGAGCGGGTACCTGTATAGATGAGGATGGCGCCGGCGGCTTGTCCTTGGCGGCGCCGTAACGCTCGCAAGTACCTCGGTGCTTGTGGGTTGACCACGGCGGCTCGGGACAGTTGTGGTACTTCCGCTGGGACTCGGCGTCGCCCGCGTAGCTCGTCCACTCTCCGTAGCGGACGCCGTCGACCACGTAGAACCGGACCAGGCCGTAATCTCCTTCGTCGGCGCCGCGCACCTGTTCGTAGATCTGGAGCCAGCGCGCCACGTCGGCCTCTGCGACGTCAGGGCGGTTCTTGTACGCGTTGCCGACGATGACGCGGGGGTTGGCCTCGAAGCGGCCCCAGTCGTCGCCTGTGCCGCACAGGAGGAACGTGTACTCGGACACCGAGCGATCCTCGAGCTTCGCCGCCGCCGCCAGGCGCTGGCTGTTGTAGACCTTCTTCCCGTTGACGAAGGCCATGGAGCTATCGGCCCTCCCCGGCCGGCGGCTCGGCAGTAGGCTGCTCGCAGTTCCAGTGGCGGACGACGCCGTCGGCGGTGAAGCGGTAGCGATGGCCGCGCCGGATCGGCTTCAGGCAGGTGCCGCAGACACGACGGCCCTTCTTCGGCATCGGCTGTCGGCACGTCGGGCACATGCCGGGTGGCACCAGCTGGAACTCGCTCACCGCCGACCTCGTGCTTCAGCCCACGCCACAGCGGCGAGACACACGGCGTGCGGGAATGAGTGCGACTCCGCCCACACCGGGCGGATCGCGGGGCTGTCGAGCGGCGAGATGTTGACGTGCACGGTGGCGAGTTCGCTTGTGTGGCCGCGGGGCCCCGGCCGGAAAAGGATCTGGACCTCGACGCGCCGAGCCACCAGCGCGGCCACGACGGCGTGGCCGTCCTCTTGCCGTGTCGACCAGGGCCGGGTGAACGCGTGCGGCGCGATGACACCGACGTTCGGCCACTGGTAGCCATGCGGGTCGCCAGCCCGGAAGCCAGGCGTCACGAGGACCTTGCCCTGCTCTGGGAGCGGGCCTTTGGCGTCCCACTGGGGCGCCTGGATCCATTCCCAGCCGAGAACCTTCTCGCCCACCAGCAGGTCGAGTTCGTGGCCAGCCGCCAGCAGGTCGGTCACGCGGGCACCTCATCGCCGAGCGGCAGTCCCATCTGTCCGTCCTTGTCGACGCCGGCGGCCTCGAACTTCTCGCGCGCCTTGGCCGTGTTCCGCTGCGACATGGCGTGGTAGCTCTCCTTGAGTTCGAAGCCGACGCAGTCGCGGCCGAGCTCGACGCACACCCACGCCGTGGAGCCGATGCCCATGAAGGGATCGATGACCAGGTCGCCCGGGTTCGTGTAGAGCAGGAGGCACCGACGGATCACCTCCAGTTGGAGCGGGCAGACGTGCTTCTCTTCGTCCGTCTCGCGGGCGCCGCGCCAGTTGTCGAGTACGTCCGTCTCGTTGATGTCGTTCCAGAGAGGGGCCGATCGCCATTCCTGCGCGAGGTAGATGTCTCGGGCCTCCCGATAGCCCTCCATCTGCTCGAGCATCGTGGCCTCGTCGTGCCACGCGTCCGCCCAGGCGCCGCGCGCCCACTTGATCCAGTCCTCCTGGCTGAACTGGCCGATCGGGTTGAGGTCGTCGTCGAAGAGCCCGCGCACGGGCTGGCCGTCGTCGCCCGGCTTCCGGAAGAACAGGACGAAGTCGTTATTGGCCGGTGAGAGGGCGCGGCTGTCGCGGCGGCCGCTCACGAAGAGCAGGCTGTGGAGCTTCCGCACCTGTGCGATCCGCTGCGGATTCTTCGGCACCGCGACCTCGCCGTGAGGGTTCAGGCCGTGCTTCCGGGCCATGTCGATGATCGCGCCGCGGAAGTCGCGCAGGCCCTGATGGCCGTGCTGCACCTGCGTGGTGTTCAGCTGCTGGACGTGGATCGCGGCGATGCAGCCCGGCGAGAGGACGCGCGCCACCTGGTGGAACCAGAAGCGCATGGCCAGGCCGAACTGCGTCCCGATGAACGAGACGCCGTCACGGCAGTTGCCGATGTCCTCCGGCTTGTGGCTGTAGCTGAAGAGGCTCCCGAACGGGATGGAGGTCACCAGGTGACGGACGCTGTTGTCGGCGAGCCGCTCGCGCATGCCGGCGATGCAGTCGCCGAAGTGGAGGTCGACGCGGGCTCTCATCGCGTGTGGTTCTCCTGGATGACGGTGGCCGTCCTGACGTTGGGGTCCGCGCACATCGGCACGAGCCAGTGGAGGTTTGTCAGCGCACGGCTGGGCAGCGCGTACGTCAGGGAGAGGACGATCTCTTCATCGCCGCGGGCGGTGAGGGGCAAGTCGTCGGGGGCAGCGAAGGCGCTGAAGACGTGGATCCGCGTGCCGGGTCGATCAATAGTGGCGCGCTCACGCCACGTGCTGATGTCCTGGCCAGCCTCCTCGCGAAACTCGCGCCGGATCGCGTCCGCCGGCGTCTCGCCGGGCTCGACTAGGCCGCCGATGCCGTTGAGCTTCCCGCGCTGCCACGCCGGCCGCTTCTTTCGGATCAGCGTGACGAACTGGCCGTCGAGCGAGAAGAGGAAGCCGAGGACGTAGACGTTGTGCCTTTCCTTCACGTGGACGGAGTAGCAGTGAGGACAGAACCGCTCGTCGCACGACGTGCAGGTGCGCGCCTCCTCGTACAGCACGGCCGTGCCGCAGCGCGGGCACTCCGAGACGGCTTCCATCACCGAGCTCCCAGCAGCTTCAGGCACGGCTTACAAGTGACCGACTTCCGACGCCTCGTCTTGAGCGGCAGCCGGATCGCGTTGGCGCGAGCGAAGCCACAGAGAGTCCAATCGGCCAAGTCGAGCCCCTTCGACACCATGTGCACGCGGCGGCCGCTCTTCATGGGCTAGCGGTCCTCCGTCGCAGTCGTGCTCGCCGGCGCGCCGTCCGAGTCGATGTCGAATTCGAGAACCGTTACGCCCGCGTATGTGCGGTCGTACTGGTCGACCTGCACGTAGCGGTCGTCACGGAGGCGGACGACGCGTCTCGGCCTGGCCCCCGTCACGCCCAAGGCGTCTGGCGTGCACGCCTTGCGCATCGCAACCCGGGCGTCATCCACGGCCTTCGACGCAATCTGGAACGCCTCCAGCGCGCGCTGGTAGGTCTCGGTCGCTGCCACCGCGATCTCGAGCGGCGTCTGGCTCTTCGGCGTTGTCAGCTGTTCTGTCATGCAGCCTCCTGCGGCATCTGGTCCCGCATCGCGCGGATATAGAGCGTTTCCATGCGCTCGACGTCGCGCTCGAACGCCATGCGCTTTCGTTCGGTGCTCTCGAAGACGACGCCCTGAAGCTCCTCGACCATCGGCCAGTGGTCCCGGACGCTGCGCGTCTGGCCGTAGCGGTACGCGCGACGCAGGCCCTGGTAGATCGCCTCGTAGCTGTCATTGAAGTCGGCCCAGACCATGGCGCCGGCGTTCTGGAAGTTGCGGCCGAAGCCCACGAGCTTCGTGCGGGTCACGAGCGCGCGGAGATCACCCCGCAGGAAGCGGGCGATGATCGGCTCGCGGTCGCAGGTGGGCACCTTGCCCGTCAAGATGCCCACGGCGGCATCGTCGAGGAGCTCAGCCAGGATCTCCGCCGTCTCGTCGTACAGCGTCCAGACGAGCACCTGAAGGCCTGCGGCGATCTCCTCACGGACGATCCGAGCGACCACCTCTGGTTTCAGGCTGTGGACGCGGCGCACCTTGCCGTCTGGCTGGTAGATAAACCCGCTGGCGAGCTCGCCCATCTTGGTGCGCTCGACGAGGCCGAGCTTCGCGCGCTCGATGATGCTGGTCTGGCCCTCGGCATCCGGGATCCGGGTGAAGTACTCCCGCTGCTCCGGCGTCGCCTCGATCCGGTGGATGATGCGTTCCGGCGGCGGCAGGTCCTTGAGGGCGTCCTTGAAACCCCAGCGCGCCGGGTCGCGCATGTAGCAGGACCAGCCGGACAGGAACCGATAGAAGTCGGGCAGCGCGTGGTCTTTGACCTTCCACTCGCCTTCGTCGTTCCGCACGAAATAGGTCCAGATGACCTCGCCCTCGTCCCGGATCTTTTCCAGCCACGCCGCCTGCGACGCGTATTCGATGGGGTCGTTGGGCGCCGGCGTCGCCGTGCACGAGAGCTTGAACTCCACGCCCCGACAGCTCTTGATGAGCGCCCACTTGATGGCGCCGCCGCCGGTCTTCAGCAGGCTGCTTTCGTCGATCCAGACGCCCGCCAGGTAGGTGATCTCGGGGATGACCTCGACGCCCTCGCGCGGGATGAACTTCTCGGGATTGGTGACGGCGATGCCGGGCTTGCCGTCCTTGCACCATGCGATCAGGTCCTCGCGCGTTTCGAGGATCACGATCGAGTCGGCAAAGGCGTCGCCGTACCAGGCACGCGCCATTTCGATCGCCTGCGGAATCAGCCCGAGGAGATAGATCCCCAGCACCTTCCCGCCGGTGATGTGCTGAACCTGGCGCGCCCACTCCCACTCGATGGCCGTCTTGCCGAGCCCCGTGTCCCACCAGACGGCCCAGCGCTTCGCCTCGAGCGCGGTCGTTGTCACCCACCGCTGGCGGTCGAACAGGTGGGCGGCCAGCGGCAGCATCGGGCGCTCGACGGCCTTTGCCTCGACGCCGAGGATCCGCGCGAAACGCGCCGGCGTCTCGATCGTGTAGGTGTCGGCCTCGTCGTCGTAACGAATCTCGTGCTCGGGCAGCGCCTTCGTGCGCAGGAACAGCGCGTAGCTGTCGGCGTCCCACGTCTCGAACCGCACCGTGAGCGTGTCACCCGCGGTCTGAACGAAGGCGCTCACGCGCAGGCCTCCACGCGGCGGCGGCGGTACTCGATCGACCGCGGGTTGCTCGCCGAGGCCTCGCGCACCTGGCGGTCCTCGTCCGCGGTCAGCGGGCGCAACGGCAGACGCCACGTCTCGATGCCGTCCTCGTTCGTGCGGAAGAGCTCGAAGCCGGCCGCGCGGTACAGCGCGCCGCGGTGGACGCGGGTGTCGCAGTAGGACAGGAGCCAGCGCAGCTGGTACGGCTCTTCGAGGAAACACGGCGGGCGGGCGATCAGGTATTCGAGAACGACGCGGTCAGCCAGGGCGGCGATCGCCGTCGAGCCAAACGTCGACCGGAAGGCGCCGCGACGATCGTGAAAGCCCGGGACACGCGCGGGCGTATGGAGGTCCCCGCCGGCCTGCACACACGGGTCGAAGTACACGCGCGCGAGGTTTGAGCACCTGCCAACGGGTGACCTGGGCGCGGCCGATGGCGACGTCCTCCGACGGATCCGTACCAGGGATAGCACCTCGTCGCCTGCGGCCGGCCGGAGGATGAACACGCCGACCGGCATCCCGCCGATCGACACGTAGTAGCCCTCGACGGAACAACGTGAGTCGACGGGCTTGCGCAGGTAATGCTTCTCCGTGACCGTGCGCTGGGCGATGGCCACGCCCTCCTTCGACAGCACCGACAACTGGACAAGGGCGCTCACGCCTTGCCTCCCCCCGCCCGCCGGCGCGACCATGGATCCGTGGTGAAGAAGACCGTGGAGCCCGTCAGGAACTGCGGCAGGTGCGGGAAGCCCCTCCTGGGCACGCTCGACGAGATCGACCCGTGCTCCTGCGGCGGGACGAAGTGCACGGGCTTTCTGTGCCCCGACTGCCACGAGGTCGGCCGCTGCGAAGGCTTCTCCCGCCGGTCGCCGAGCGTGCGGACGGAGTAGCCGGGCGGCCACTAGACGCCCACCGATTTGACGGCGTGGTGCTGCTCACCGCAGCGATGCCGGATGCAGCAGTGTTCGAAGATCCGGAAGGTGTACGCGTAGATCCACGGGTTGCTGATCCACGAGTAGCCGCGCTTCGCGTTCAGGTGATCCCAGAGATCCGCGTAGGCCGTGCGCGCCTCGTAGAAGACCTTCGCGCCCTTCCCCTTGACGCGGTGCGGGCCGCCCAGATACCAGAGCGGATGATCCGCGCGCGGACGGTCCGTCTCGATGCCCTCCGCGATCGCGTCCGCCTCCGTGATCTCCTGGACGCGCTGCACGCGCACCTCCAGGACCTCGAGCGTCGTCCGCGACGCCCAGCGCGGCGCGAAACGCGGGTTCCGCCAGCGGAAACTGTCGATGTCCTCGCTCTCGGGGAAATGGACCCTGGCCTCGCCGTCGGCCCGATAGACGAAGTCCCTTGGGTGCACCTCCGGCGGCAGCCTGCTCGGCAGCGGCCCGCGCTCCGGGATCCGGTAGTCGTCGCAGTACCAGGGCTCGCGGACCCACAGGAGGTCACCGACCGCGTAGGGCGCGACCATCGACGGCAAGCCGGCCAGCGGCTCCCCGTTCGCCTTCAGGCCTTCATACAGACGGCCGTCGTTGCAGACGTGCATCGGCGCGCGCAGCCGCCACGCGTGCACCATCAGCCACATCGGATCTGGCTCCGGCGTCATCACGCGCCGCGTCTGCGTCTTCCGCCCCTGGTTGATGGCGCGAGTGGACTCCGCCGTGAACGGGATTGGCTTGACGCGCCTCACTGCGCCCCCTCACCGGCGGGCGTCGCAATCCCGGGGCGCATGTTCGTTTTGCCGAGGAGCGCCGCGTGCCAGTTACACGCCGCCGCCGCGACGGTGATGATCCGGTGGAGCTTCTTCTCGCGGGCAGCCTTCTCGATGCAGTCGTCGCGGTGACTGTCCGGCGCGCGGAAGCAGTTGCAGTCCGTCGGCATCGTGGTGTGAAGCGCCTTCCCGCCCAGGTAGCCGAGCAGCCAGAACCAATCGGCGTCGGTCTTGCCGGCGTCGTGGTCGCTGCCCCACCGTTCGCGCTGGTGGGCGACCTCGATCGTGACGGCCTTGACGAAGTCCAGCACCTCCGGCGTATTGATGAGCGCCTTCAGCCGGTCGCGCTCCGCGGTCACCCGCGCGAGCTCGTCGAACAACCCTTCGCTCATCGGCTCGCCACCGCCTGGTCACGGTGCACGACGCGCGGCGCCGCACGATCGAGGAAGCGCTCGACGAGGCCGAGATCGAACTGCGCGTCGTGACCGGAGCGGACGTGCGTCTCGACGTCGATCCAGATCCGCGCACCCGGGGTCACCGCGGCGATGCGGTCGAGTTGCTCTTCGAGGTTGTCCGGCGAGAGGCCGCCCGCGTAGCCGCAGTAGTCGGCCACCGGCTTCGGCCAGCTGCCGGGCAGGACGCCGGCGCCCCCGGATGTGTCGAACAGCGGCGCCGCCTGGATGCCCGCCAGGCGCGCGGCGTCCATGAGGGCGTTGTTGACGTCGTCGAACTGGAAGATGTAGCCCTGCTCCGGCTCCAGGTTGCGCAGGCCGGCCACGAACGCGTCGGGGTTGATCTCGTGGGCCTCCGCGTGGAAGTTCAGCTGGAGGCGGTCGAAGCAGTGCGCCAGGCCCGGCCGGTCGATCGAGAACGCGTTGCCGCCTCGGCAGAGGTCGCGCACCCAGGAGCCGCACAGGTGACCCGACAGCGTGACGCCGGCCGGGAACTCGAGGGCCGCGAGCTCGAGCAGCCGGTCGATCCACTCGACCGTCGGGAACCGCTTCGAGCCCTCCTGCGACTTCGAGAGCAGGATGCCCCACTCGACGAATGGGAACCGGTTCGAGAGGTCGACGAGGTCCTTGGGGTGAATGCTGTTGTCGGCGCCGGTGACGGTGACTCGATCGAGGATCATGCGGTGGCGGCCTCCCGCCGCCGCGCGATGACCACGCGGGCCACCGCGATCTGGAAAAGCGACTGGCGGAGCGCGGCCGTCGCGTACGGGTGTCGGTTCGCCGCCGCGTACAACCGGCAGGCGGTCAGGAAGCCGGGCCGGAGCGTCGCGTGGTCGCTGGTGAGCGCGCCCACCCACGCGGCGGCCAGCACCTCGCGGACGGCGGCGCGCACGTGGGCCGGCTCGCGCGCGTCGACGATCGGGCGGCTCACGAGACCCGCCCCCGCGGGTCCATCTCGGCGAGGAGCCGCTCCGCGTCCCATTCGTGCAGGCGCTGCTGGACCTGCGCGCCCATGCCGCGCGGGCAGAAGACGACGACCATGGCGAACGTCGGGGATCTCGGCGACGCCGGCCCCCTTGAGTTCCGAGCGCGTCACCACCATCGGGGCCTGGATGCCGTCGGCCTCGACGACGGCGATCGCCACCTTCACGCGGACCTCGCTGGTAGCCATCTACGTCCTCATCGGCATGACCAGCGCCTTTGCGAGGGTGCCGTCACCCGTCAGCGGACTGGAGAAGATCACCGGGCCATCGGACCCGGTGGTGGTCATGCGCCAGCCGCCACTGGGGAACAGCGCGCCCACCGAACCGAGGCGGCCGAGGAAGGTGGGGTTGAGCGTCAACGACGACGTCTCCTTCGACGGACGCTCGACAACGGTCCGCCAGGCGAGTGGCTGCTGGCGGTGGCGGTTGATGTCCTGCTGGACGGCGTAGAGGCCGAACCCAGTCGACCGGACCGGCACGACGTTCGCCGCTGGTGGTTGCTCGAGCGGCTGGACCAGGATGAGCGCGCGCTCAGGCTCCTTCTCTTCCCACGCCAGCGGGCTGATCAGCACGAGCCCGGGCCGGGTCCAGCTGGGCATCGTGATGCTGGGCGGGATACCGTTGACGTCTATCAGCGGGGGTGCCTGCAGCTCCCGACACACGCGGACCAGCGGTTCCGGGGCATCGAGGTAAAACACCTCGTTGGCCTCGCCCTGCGCGTCGTGAATCCAGAGCATGCTGTGGGCGTCGCTGGCGACCAGGTCGACGCCGCCAGCCCCGCCTGGCTCGATCTGGACGGAGCGGTACTCCGCGCGCTCCAGTGGCTCCGGGCTCAGCCATTCAGCGAGAACGGGGATCCACTGGGCGCGAAAACGCACGACGAGGGCTTTCGTGTTCCCCATTCACGCCTCCTTTTTGTCGACGACCGCCACGCGGTCGAGCCGGCGGCTCATGCCGTCGGCGTGCTCACGCGCCATGCGGACGGCGTCGCAGAGGGCACCGATCAGGGCGTTGTCCGCGAGCGGCTTCTCCTGCTCGTCACGGATGAGGACGGCGCAGCGACGGACGAGGGTCGCGATGCTCGTGCTCAGGATGCGGCCGGCCACGAGCCCTTCGGCGTCGTCCGGCCCGAACCTCTTTGCGAGCTCCATGTCGGCAAGGCGCTCGAGCCCGCGCTGGTGGAGCCTGTGTTCGATGTCCTCGATCGAGTCGCGCTTGAAGTCGATGCGGCAATCGGACGCGTTGCACTGCATCTCGCCGTCGTCGCCGTAGAGGGCCTCGATCGGGCAGCCGTGGCTCAGCCAGAAGAGGCGGCGGAGGGTGACGATCTCGGCCTTCAGCCGCTCATCGTCGACGGGCTCGCCTTCGCCCTCGACGGCCTCGCGCGGGATCGCCATGAGCGTCTCGACGAGGTACGTGCCCTCGTGGGATCGGCCGACCCGGCCCCACTCAGGGACGGTCACGCGCGGCGCGGGCGGAGGCACGGCGTTCGCGATGAAGTCGCGGGCGCGCTGGCGGATGGCGTCGTCGTTCATCGGTCAGTTGTCCTTGCGGAAGCGCGAGCCACGCAGGAAGGCCTCCACCCCGCCCACGACGCCGCCGACGATCCCGTAGTCCTTTGCCTGCCGCTTCGAGCGCTCGCCGTGGCAGCGGAAATGGAGGATCCGCTCGACGCAGTTGAACCAGCGCGGGCCGGGCCCGTCCCACTGGGTGCTGATCACCTGGCCCTTGGCGACTTCCCTCCAGGTGAACGAGCCGCCGCACTCGTCGCAGTGGGAGAACGCCCACCGCTTGAACGTCTGGACCGGCCGGATCTGGAAGCGCCAGTGCATGACGTGCCAGCGGCGGTGGCGCCACCAGGGACGGCGCTGCGTGCGGTAGAAGCGCAGCACGAACCAGAGGAGGCGCTCGAGGCCCTGCGCGCTCTCCTTCGCGTCCCTGACAGCGCAGCGCAGGTCGTCGATCGGGTTGCTCGCCAGGAGCGCGATGCTGGAGAGCTCCCAGCGCCGCAGCGGCGTCCGGTGCGGGATGCGGGCGACGTGCCAGCGCACGTCGGTCCACGCGGAAAAGAGGACCTCCGAGTAGCTGCAGCCGCTCAGGTTCGTGCGGCCGTAGCGAGCGGAGAACCACGTCTCCCACTCCCGCTTCGCGTGTTCCTTGATCCACGCCTGATCGGCGTCGGTGAACCCGATCGAGGCGTGCGTGCAGTAGTCGTCGCTGCCGTCGAGGCACGGATCGTCGTGCCACAGCGTGACGAGCGTGGGCAGCCACGGGAACAGCCGCTGCAGCGCGCGCGGCGGAAAGTCGCCAAGGACGGTCGATGGATCGTGCATAGCTCAGGACCTCGAAGTGGTGGAGGCGGCGGGAATCGAACCCGCGTCCGAAAGACGCCGCCGCACAGACTCGACAGGCTTAGGGGCCGCGGGGTGTGTTAGGCAGCTGCGGCGAGCGGCCGGTCGTTGATGGCCCGGCGTGCGGCTGGACGCGAGAACGAGAGAACGTTGTTCTTGGCGTTTGATGGTTTGGAGCCGAGATTTAGGAGAGGGACTCCGCCTCTCCGCCTGCATCTGCACGACGGACGCTCCCGTCGAAACCAGGGCGCCCCCACGAGGAAGCTCGCGACGGTCGATGGACGCTAGACCCAGAGAGTCCGAAGGCTCCCCTTTAAGCCGCCTTGCGGTCGGCTTCGTCCCACGAACGTCGCGCGCTTCCGCCTGGGTGCGCGTCATACGGCGAGCCTCTGCTGCTTCTCCGCCTTCGCGACCTTGTTACGGGCGGCGTTCAGGTGGCGCGTCGACGGCGCGAGGATCTCCATCCACGAGCGGAGTTCGACGTGGCGGGTCCACCGCTGGATGAGCCGGACGTACATCAGGGGCCGCAGCTGCAGCAGGAGGCCGGGGTTCGTCACGTAGAGGCGGAAGATCTCGGCGAACCACTCGTTGTCGTTCTCGGCGTAGCCGGTGATCGCCGGCTCGCCCGTCTCCCGCCGCCAGGTGCTGGCGACGAGCCCGCCGCGGGCCCCGTGGGCCTGGTCGACGTGGTGCCCGAGCTCGTGGGCGAGCACGCCGTAGGGCGTGCGGTCGACGACGTAGCCGGGGTACGACCAGAGCCGGCCGACTCGCCCGATGTGCGCGCAGCGCGGGATGCTGATCTTGATGACGCCGTCCCGGTAGAAGGCGCACGCGCCGAACTTGCCGGGCTCGTCGCTCTCCTCCACGCGCGGCGGCGTCACCTCGTTGACGCGGCACCAGCTGGCGATGTGGTCCAGGCCGGCCGCGAACAGGCGGCGGCGCTCGGCCTCGAAGTTGGTCGCCTCGGACATCAGGCGACCTCCTCGGCGCGCGCGAGCTCGGGCAGGTTGGCGGCGGCGAGGGCCTTCGACAGGTGCGGCGGGACGCTGTTGCCGCACATCCGCACCTGGGCCTCGGCGGGCAGCACCATGCGGACGACCTTCTTCCGCACGATGCGATCGCACACGACGGCGATCTGATAAGAGTCCGGGAAACCCTGGCAGCGGAAGAGTTCTCGCGCGCGGAGCATCCGCATGCCGATGTCGACGATCACGTGCGGCTCGCCCTCGACCATCACCAGGCCGATCGAGTCGTTGGCCACGACGGTCGGCGCCGGGTTCAGCAGGTCGCCCCACTGGCCGCCGTTGTCGTGGTACTTGATCAGGAACGCGCGGACCTCGGCCAGGTGGTTGCCCTGGGCGGTGATGGCAGGCGCGGGCTCCTCGATGTCGGCGCCGTTGCACTCCCCGCGGAGCTTCACCAGGCTCGACGCCACCAGCGCGTGGTGATCACGCGACGTGATGGTGTCGGCAGGGTCGGTCAGCAGCGTGCCGGTCGCCTCGTGACCGCCGTTGTGCTTCGCCAGGAACGCGGCCACGAGCGATCCACCGTTCTGCGTCGGCACGACGACCGGCGACGGCTCTTCCAGCGACAGGCACCGGGGCTCCTGCCCTTCGCGCTCCCCGTATCGAGGCACCAGGAACCCGGTCACCAGAGCGTGCTCGCCACGGTGGGCGCCGGTGATCGTCGGGATCGGCTTCTCGACGCTGTGGACCCGCACGTCGCCGGCGTGGTTGACCGGGATGATGCTCGGCGCCACCAGGCCGAAGCGGTTGGAGGTGTCCAGCGTGGTCAGCGGGCCGTCGAGCTCCTGGCCACGGAACGCGCCGCCGTTGTACCGGACGATGAACGGCTTGGGGTTGCGGATCGCGAATCGCCACGTGCCGCGGGCGACGCGCCTCTCCGTCTTGAACGCCAGCGGGCGCTTGACGCCTATCTCCTTCGCCTGCTCACGCGTCAGGAAGATCGACGGGCACGGGATCGAGAAGTCGATGCACGGCCAGGTCGGGCGCCACGGCAGCAGGCCGCCGGCGCCCTTGTCCGCGTGCGTGGGCTTGGGCCACACGATCGGCCGGCCGTCGCAGCGCGCGACAAGGAACAGCCGCTCGCGCTTCGTCGGGGAGCCGTAGTCGCACGCGAGCAGGAGCCTGTCCTCGACGACGTAGCCCAAAGCCCGCAGGCGGCTCTTGAATCGCGCGTAGGTCCAGCCCTTCTTCGACTTGATCGGCCGGCCCGTCTTCTTGTCGAGCGGGCCCCAGTCGCGGAACTCCTGGACGTTCTCGAGGCAGATCACCCGCGGCCGCGCCTGCACCGCCCAGCGGATCGCCTCCCACGCCAGGCCGCGGATCTTCCGGTCGACCGGCTTGCCGCCCTTGGCCTTCGAGTGGTGTTTGCAGTCGGGCGAGAGCCAGAGGAGGTCGACGGGCCGGCCGGCGACGACCTGCCGGATGTCGACCTTCCGCACGTCCTCGTGCAGGTGGAGCGTGTGCGGGTGATTCGCCATGTGCATGGCGATCGCCTCGCGATCGTGGTTGACCGCGATGTCCGGCGAGAAGCCGAACGCCCACTCGATGCCGAGGGACGTGCCGCCGCCTCCGGCGAAGAGGTCCACAACGAGGCCGCGATTGACGATGGTCACCCGCGGTCGCTCCCGGGCAACGGTGGCTCCGGATAAGGCCGGGCCTCGCTGGCCTCGACGCCGCGGCGTTTGACGACTGGCCCCGCCAAGAGCGCCTCCCAGATGTCGCGCTCCTCCGCCGGTGTCAGCGGCAGGCGGCGGGCCGCCGCCGGCGGGCCCCAGTTGCGGAATTCCGACGGCGTCTCTGCCGCGTCGTCGTGGTCGCACCTCTCCGTCCCGCATGCACGGCAAACACCGGCGGCCCACTCGACGGGTACGAGCTCCGGGCACCCTGGGCAGAGGCAGCGGGCTTTCCGCCCCGCGCGCAGGCGGCGGTAGTGGACGATGGCCTCGTCGGCCTCGCTGGCGAGCTCGCGCAGCGTCTCCCCCGCCTCGTCGCGCGGGTCGGCGTCGGCATCGGCATCGATCGGCAGAAGCAGGAAATCGGCGAGCCGCACCGCACGGTACAGTTCACGCAGGTCCTGCGTGTCGCGCTGGCCGGCGGTCGAGAGCGTGGCCACGCCGGTGGTGGCGATATCCGCCGGCCGCCAGACCGTCCCGCACACCTGGCACTCGTGCGACCGATGCGGCGGGTTCGTCCAGCCCTGCTCCGGCTGCGGAGCGTCGATGTGCTGCTCGCCGCACGCCGGGCAGAACAGCACCATCGGAATCGGGATCGAGAGCGTGAACTCGCTCATCGGAGCCGGCCCTCGATGTAGGCGAGCGCGTCACCGACCTTCCCCCATGGCTTGTCGAGAACCTCCTCCGGGATCTCGATGCCGAATTCCTCCTCGAGCGCCATCACGAGTTCGGCATGGTCGATGCTGTCCAGGGCCTCGAGCGAGGTCTCGGCGGTGACGTTGGCCGTCGCCTCGTCGAGCGCGAAGGCGGCCACCTCTCGGACTCGATCTGCTATCTGGGATGTCGCCACGTGCTCACCTCCCACTGACTCGTCCGCGTGATGGATTCGCCGCGGCCCTTGCTGGCGCGCTCGAACGTCGTCCGCAGGGGCGAGACGTAGCCGTCGAATCCGAAGTCGTCGTATCCGCCGCCGCTCTTGCCGCAGTCCTCGCAACGGAAGCCGAGCGTCTGTTTCTTCGGTGTGTGCGCGCCGTCCCACGGCCAGCCGCGGAGGACGTAGCAGCGCAGGCCGGAGCGGCGAATGAAGAGCGCCGCGCGATCGATGAGGCCCCGTGCGCGCGCACTCAAGCCCTCACCTTGATCGGCATCCCGTGGATCACGCGCCACGCCGCGGCCTTGCCATCGACCGTCAGCGCGTAGTGGAAGCTCGGTCGCCCACCGCGCGCGGGCGTGCCCTCGCCCTCCCGGTGGATGACCAGGCCGTCACGCTCGAGGCTACGGACCGCCGTGTAGAAGTGGTGCGAGAACGCCTTCTGATCGACCCGCGCGACGAGCTCGGGGCCAGTCGGCCAGCCGCCTTGCCGGCGAAGCTGGATCAGGATCATTCGTCGAGACGCCTCGATGCCGCGCTGTTCGATCCGCACGAACAGCACGAAGAGCAGGGCAAAGCCGACGGCGACGAGAGTTCCGGTCAAGAGATCACCACCTCGACCTGGGCGAAGACGTTCGGCTGGACCTCGACGATCCGGCGCCAGACGCCCGTGGAGAACACGTTCACGGCCCAGCCGAAGGCCTTCGGCGCGCGGCACGGGCACAGGCGCCCGCAGCCCGGGACGTTCCGCCTCGTGGCGTAGCGCGCTTCGATCACGAGGCGGTCTCCACCAGGAAGCCCTGCTCGACGGCGAGGCGGAGGATCGCGTCCTCGTGGACGGCGTCGTCCACCGCCGTCAGCCGGTTGAAGGCGGCCTCGAGATCGTCGAAGGCCTTGAACTCCCGCCGCGCCTGGAGCGCTCCGAGGCGCGCGGTCAGGAAGCGGATCGCCCGTTGCAGGCGGGGGCGGACCGGATTGGCGTGCCGCGTGCTCATGCCGCCGCCACCGGCCGCGGGTATTCACGGACGCGGAGGTCCTCGGGCCACTCGGCCGGGTCTCCCCCCTTCGGGTCCTTGATCGGCAGCAGCCGCGGCACCTGGTCGACGTCGATCACGCGGCCGAGACCGATGCCCAGCCGGTCCGTGAGGATCTCGCGCGCGGCCTCCTCCGTCAGCGGCTGGTCCGCGGGGCGCGGCCGCCCACGCATGCCTTCGACCAGTTCCTTTGCCGGGATGTAGCCGTCGAAGGGCCGGGCGCCGATCTGTTTCACGAACAGCGGGACCATCGCGGCGCGGCACTGGGTGATCAGCGAACGGATCCACGCGATGTCGCATGGGCGCGCGGTCCGCCCCGACTCGCCGCCCACGACCATCCAGTCGATGAGGTCGAGGAGCCGCGTGCGGTTGCGCTCGGGCAGGATGCTGCCGAAGGGATACTCGCCGCCGGCCGTCTGCAGGTAGTAGCCCTGAAGGTCGTTGGCGGCGGTGCCGCTCAGGAGCGGCTCCAGGCTGAGCCAGCGCACGGCCGCCGGCGTCTTGAGCAGCGCGCGCACGCCGGCCTCGTCGGCGCCGCTGTAGCCCATCCAGGCGTTGGGCAGCGGCCATTTCACGAGCTCGCCCTCGCGGCCGGCCTCCCCGCACATCTTCACGCCGGCGCCGAGGGTCGAACCCCGCCGCGCTGCCTTGGCATCGAGGCACATGCGCAGCGCCTCGAGCCCGATCACCTGGCGCGTGGACTCGGGGGCCGGCCTCGAGAGGTACTCGGCCATCCGCTGGGGCCGCTTCGTCAGGCACAGGAACGCGTGCTGCGGGGCCAGCGCCATCACCGCGAAGATGCGGTCGAGCATGGCGTCGGTGACCCAGCGCCCGAAGAGGTCCGTCATCGAGCACGGGAAGATCAGCCGCCCGCGCTTCGACCGCAGCGGCTGCATGAGGATCTTCTCGTCGAGGAAGATCTCGACGTCCTTCAGGTGGATCGGCTTGAACGCGAGCCCCGTGCCGATCCAGTTGTTCATCGCCTCCGCGTAGCAGAAGCGGCAGAGGTCGCTCGCGTGCTCACAGAACCAGCCGACCTTGCCGGTCTTCAGGTTCCGCGCGCGGACGGGGTTCCACGTGTCCCCGCCGGCCAGCCACTCGATCGGGCTCTTCACGCTCATGCGTCCGCCTTCTGGCAGTTGGCCTTCCGGTCCGTCGACCAGGCGCCGCCGCCGCGCACGAACATCTCGACGTTGCAGGTCCACCAGAGGCCGACGGAGGGCCCCTGCTCCATGCGCTGTTCCTCACGGCGATCGATGAGAACGACGCCGCACCGCGCGCACCGCTGGATGCCCTCGCTGGCCGCGGCCGGTGTGTGGACGAGCGTCTGACTCATGCACGCCTCCAGGTCCAGACGCCCTGCATGCCGCGCGCGGGGATGGGGGCCGGATAGCGGCGCGGCCGCTCAGTGATGTAGAGGTACCGGCCCGGCTCGTAGTTGCCGAAGGCGAGCTCCGTGCGGCTGATCACCTTCACTGACGTCTTGCCGTCGTCGAGCTTCAGGTAGACGCGGACGGTGTCGCTGCCGACGTCGACGTGCTCCACGCGCGCGCACGCGACCAGGTCGACCTCGCCGATCACGACGCCGCGCGGCAGCTGCGCGATGTGCGTCAGGACGCCCTCGCGCCCGTAGCCGAAGGCGCGGCAGAGCTTGTCAAGCATCGCCGTGTCGTAGACGCTGCCGCCGCTGAACTTGTGGAGGCCCGCGTGTATCGCGAGGGGGCCGCGGTGCTTCGTCGGCACCGGCCGCGTCTCGATCCGCTTGCCCGTCGGTCCCGGGACCAGCAGCAGGGACGCGTATGGCTCCCAGATCGTGAGGGCCCGCATCCCGGCGACGGCCGAGGTGACCTCTGCAATGCGCACGACCGGGTCTCCGGCGGCCTTGAGCTTCTCGATCGACTCGCCGAGCGCGGCAACCGCCGTCGTGCCCCGGCCCCTCTTCGCGAGCTCGAAGATGCGCGAGATCTCCGCCTGCGTCATCACCTCCAACGTCGGCGGGACGTCGCCGTCGGCGAACATGCAGCGGCGGTCGACGTCCTCGATGATGTCGACGATCTCCGCGCAGGCCTTCTGCGACGTGCGCAGGTCCGTCTGGAGGCGCGCCACGTAGTCGGGGCTCGCGGTGCGCGGCACCTGCGGCGAGGTATCGCCCGCGCGGCGGCGACGCTGGTAGCGCTTCATGCGCGCCTCGCTTCAATGGCCGCGCGGGTGTTCCGCAGGGGCTGGGAAAGCGGTCCTGCCCCCGCGCGGCCACTGCCTGTTTTCGCAAATGCGTGTCTCAGTTCCTTCCCCTGGGCTCCTCCTTCGCTCTGGATTGAAAGCAAGCATGCCGCCCTGTAGTGGTGTCCGGCGTCGCTCCAGGACGGGAGGGCGACGACGATTCGAACGGTTGCGTTCGAACTTGTGGGCCTGGTACGACGCCCAGGCCGATGTGTTGCCGCGAGGATGGCGGCGGCGAGGATCGCCACCACGGCCACCAGCGCGAAGACGATCCGGCGGAGGCGGCGGCGCGCGCGCTTCCGCTCGGCGCGCTTCACGGCCTCGTACCAGGTGCCGCGGATAGGCTTCGTCACCGGAGCACCTTGTCGATGTCGTCGAGGACCCCGAACGTCCGGACCACGCGCAAGCAGCGCGGGCACTCGCTCGTCTTCAGCTGGCCGCAGCAGGTCGGGCAGTCCTCGCCGGTCACGCGGCCGATCAGCACGAAGTTGGAGTTCAGCGTCTCCGCGCAGCGTCGCAGCAGGACCTTGAGGCGCTTGTTCTCCTCGCGGAGCGCCGAGGTCTTCTTTCCAGGGCGATCGGTCACCTGCTCCGCCGCCTGGTCGGTCACCGCGCCCTCCAGGTGCGAAGCGATGCGATCTCATTGACCGCGGCCACGTGGCGGCGGTTCTCGCACGCGATCGCGCGCCAGCCAGCGAGGGCCACGACGGCGAGCAGGGACATGAAGAGTCCCGCGTGGCCGTTGTAGGGGCCCAGTTGGCCGGCGAGGATCAGCACCCGGCCTCCCCGCCGTAGACGACGGCACGCTCGGCCTCGTGGCACTCGTGGGTGCAGTGGCGGACCTCGATCGCGCCCTCGTTCGAGACGCGCTCGGACGGTTGGGCGATCTCGCCGACGCAGTCGGCGCAGTTCCCCTCGCGGCACGGGTCGAAGATCCGCATCAGGCGGTCTCCCCGATGATCACGACGGCGATTGGCACGACGGGTTCGGCCTTGGCGATGGCGGCGCGACGCTTCAGCCGGGCGTCATCGAATAGGGGGAAGCACTTCGGGCACAACTCGGGCATCCCCTCGCCGTTGCACTCGTCGCAGTTCGCGTGCGCGTGCTCCGCGGCTTCCAGCGCGACGGCCGCCTCGAGCAGATCAGGCGCCGCTGCGATCAGGCGGGCGTTGGCCTCGAGCTCGCCGTCCTCATTGCCGGCTGCATACGGCAGGGCGACCATGCCGGAGACGTAGGGCACGATCTGCCCCTTGCCGTTGTCGTACGGAGCGTCGTGGCGGAGAGGAACGCTATCGACGCGGGCGCGCCCGTCCCATTCCCAAGGGCCCGGCGAATGCTTCGTCACCGGTCCCTCTTGGGCACGAGGCCCGCGTCTTCACAGACGATGTCGGCATGCACCGCCACCTGGAACGCGGCCCGGTTCTCCTGGGCGAGCGCGGCCTCGTAGCGCTTGTTCCAGTCGTCCCACGCCGCGCACGTGGCCAACGACACGGGGGCCGGGGCTTCCGCGACGAGGGCGGTCACGTTCGCGCTGGCGATGCGCCACCGCTCGACCTCGGCGGCCAGCGACTTGAGGGCGGCCTTGGTGAGCCTCACGCGACCCTCCGGCGGATCTCGCCCAGGCGGTGGCCGCGCACGCGGGCCGCCCGTTCGTCGCGGATGACCAGCACCGCCAGGCGGACGACGGTGAGGATGGAGAGGACCAGGACGACCACGCTACCGACTGACATCGGATGCCTCCTTTCGCGACTTGCGCGAGAGCCACTGCGCAACCGCTTCTTTGCTTCCACATGCGGCACGGGGGACGAAGTAGTAGATGACCCTCACTACGTGCGGCAGCGCCTCGTAGCTCTCCTCGTGGGCGATGAGGACCGTGTCGCGTAGGCCGTCTTCGAGGCACGCGCGGAGGAAAGCGCCTGGCTCCACGCGGCCCTCGACATACAGGGCCAGCGACTGGAGGAACCGGTCAGGGCAGCCCGGCCACGCCTCCGCCGCTCCGATCACGTCAAACAGGTGCCCGCTAACGGTGCGGCTGGAACATCCGTTAACTTGAAAAGATCGAACGCCGCCGCCCGAATGGGCGACCGATGCGCAAGCATCGGCGGCGTGAGCACCTTTGTACGTCACCGACCGACCTCGCACAGCCGACGCACGAGCGCGATCGCTGAGTCGAGATGCGCGAGACGCTGCGGCTTGAGACGCTCGCGCATGGTGGCGAGAAAGATTTCGTAGACCTTGGCGCGCACGGTCCAGTACACGGACCACCGCGCCGCCGCCGCCGCCGCCGCCGCCGCCGCCGCCGCCGCCGCCGCCGCCGCCGCCGCCGCCGCCGCCGCCGCCGCCGCCGCCGCCGCCGCCGCCGCCGC